CGTGTTCGCCATGACCGCTGACCCGATGGGCATCGGGGACGGTACGGTGGATGCCGGAGTCGATGACGCGCTCATCGACGAGGTGTTCGGCGTCGAGGCCGCCAAGAAGTCCGAAGACGAGGGCGAGGAGAAGGGCGAGGAAGAGGAAGCCGACAAGGAAGCCGCCAAGAAGTCCGACGACGACTCCGAAGAGGAAGTGGTCGAAGAGGAAATCGAGGGCGAGACGGCGGCCAAGAAGGCGGACGAGCAGAAGCCCCAGCGCCCGAAGCAGGCCGCCGGACCCAAGACCGTCGGGAACATGACCCGGACCGCCGGACAGGCGGGCGACGCCGACGAGCTGCAAAGCCTCTGGAACACCGCCCCGGACGTTTCCGAGGTCTTCGGCATCCCGAAGGGCGAGTAACCGACCCCACGGCACCCCCGATTATTCGGGGGTGCTAGGGTGGTTTTCACTAACCGCCCTATATATGGGCCGTATTAGTGGATGAAAGGTCGCCTCGGGGGGTGGCCTGACCTTGGAGGTTCCGAATGGGACCAGTACCCCACCGACCCTGTGAACAGGGTTCAGCAGCAAGGAGGTAATCATGCCGCTGGATGGACAGGCTTCGGGTGGATGGACGGAAAGCTCGTCGGCTCTCCGATTGCTGAATGCGGGTGTCCGCAACAGCATCGGGATTCTCACCGACGACGCCTACACCCAGACCAACCCGACTGCGGTGGCCACGAATGTCACGACACGGGTGGACCAGACCCTCACGGGCGTCCTCTCCGGTTCCGTGGCCTTCACCCGGCCAGACGCAGGAAGCAACTTCGTGGGTGGCCCCGGCAGCAATGCCGTTCAGGTCGCCATCGCCGCAGACGTGGCTCAGGCCATCGGCTACCGCGTTCTCGGCGTCTTCATCAACAGTGCCAACGGAAACTCATACGAGAACCTGCCCGGCATCGCGTCCGGGAAGGGGCCGTACATGAGCGCCCAAGGCACCTACGGGAACGCCCTCTACGAGACGGCCCTCATCGGGGACTCGGTGGGAGGCGACCCGGCGGCAGGCGCGGCCATCACGTACACGAACGGGCAGCGCCTCATCGCCTCGCGGAACGGCTTTTTGATGCCTCGGGACCAGCTCAACGCTGCCGGTCTGGCCATCGTCTCGTGCGATGACCAAGCCTGCGCCGCAGAGAGCTTCGTCCTCGCGGCGGACAACAGCTCGACCATGATTGGCATCCTCAAGATGCCGCCGGACAGCGTGCAGACGGAGCTGGTCTACGACCAGCGAGTCTAACCAAGGGAGGTTACTACCATGAGTGTATCGAACGCGACCAAGCAGCGCGTCATCGGTGAACTCATCAAGACCCCCCAAGGTCGGATGAGGCTCGCTGCCAGCATGACGCAACCCCTTCGCACCCGGCGTGACTACGCCGCCGTGGGGCGCAAGACGTTCCTCGTGGAACAACTGCCGGATGGGGCATTGCCCATCTACGACAAGGACCCGGACGTGACAGCGTATGTGGTCGGAGAGGAGGGTCAGAACATCCTCGCCGTCACCAAGCCGCGCAGGGTCATCTTCCCGCTGTTCGAGATTGCCTCGAACCCCGAAATCCCGCTGACCCAAATCAAGGAACGGCGCTTCGACCTCATCGAGCGGTCGCAAGACCTCGCCCGTTCAACGATTCAGGCCGCCGAGGACGAGAGGGTGTTCGCGGTACTCGACAGCATCGCAACCGCAGGCTTCGACAGCCTGCCCGCCCAGCTCAACCCCGACATCCCCGTGGTGGCCCCGCTCTCGGGCGCGGTACTCGCGGATGCCTTCTCGCTCATCGAACGCCACGACCTTCGGGTCGCCCGCGTCTACATGAACGCGAGGGACTACGCCGACCTGCGGAAGTTCGGGCGCGACATCCTCGACATCGAGTCGCAGGCCACCCTGCTGAAGACCGGCCTCATGGCGACCCTCTGGGGCGCACAGGTCGTGACCAGCAGGCTCGTCCCCGTGGGAACGGTCTACGTATGCTGCGAGCCGGAACACTTCGGTCGGATTCCCGTCCGTACCGAGCTGACCGTGCTGTCCGCAGACGACCCCAAGACCCGGACCATCGGCTTCTCGGTGTTCGAGAACCTCGGCCTCGGTGCCTTCAACCCCCGTGGACTCACCCGCCTGACCATCACCCGGTAACGGGTGAAGTGGCGGCCCACTGGGCCAACCTGACCCAATCGAACGCCCGGCCCCCGAGCCGGGCGTTCGTGTCTCTGGTCACTTTTTTCTCCCCAAGTAGGTCCTCTTTGACCCTCTTCCGAGTAGCAAGGTAACAAGGAGGGTCCATGTCCAGACAATCCGCTCCCCATGGCATTGATGACCTCATTGCAGGCACCCTTGGGCTACCTAAAAAAGAACTGTGGGACTATCAAGTCTTTCACGCCTACGAGCTTGTGGGACAACTACTCACGGACCACGTAACCATATTGGGTGGCCCCATGGGGTGCGGGAAGACTATCATCGTCCGGTACTCTGTTGAGATTCTTCTCTCGACTGGGGCACTGCGGGCGGCCTTGGTTGTAGCCCCCCAGCACCAAATCAAAGCCAGTTGGAGCGAGGGCGCGGTCCTGACCCTCCCCAAGAAATACGACCCTACGGTCTGGGAACTCGGGTCAGGGGTCACTATCCGACAAGACCAGTGGGAGGAAGTGTCCAAACCCTCCTATGAGCTGGCTCCGTGGTTGGCGCAGAAGTCACCCACCCCCAGAACTCTGGTTGCAACCCATCAGGGCCTCCTCACTGCGTTTGACTCGGCTCGCGGGGGCTTCTTCGAGAAGGGATTGGATGGGAAATTCACAGACAAGAAGCTCGATTTGACCGGGAGACTCCTTATCCTCGATGAAACCCATCATGTCGCTGTGGACAACGCAATGGGGCGAGCCGTAAAGGCTTGGGAGGAGCAAGGAGGAATGCTGGCATACGTTTCCGGGACATTGTTCCGGCAGTCGGGCAAGATACGTCTTCCCGACATCACGCCGTCGTTCCGTTCACAGGCACAGCACGTTATGGAGGGGTTCGCCCCGGAGCTTAATTTCGAGTTCAAGAATTTTTCCTTCAAAGCATTGTCCAAGGAGAGTTTGGCGGGGGACATATTACCGGAGGGCGACCTGTCGACGCTGGCCAAGGAAATCGTCCAGTGGTGGGATAATGCAGAGCGGCCCCCTTTCGTCCTTGTAGTCCCCCGTGCTTCCAAAAAGACCACGATGGGTTCCAAGAAATGGGCGGTGATGCTGAAAAGAGAGTTTGAAAAACTCCCAGAAGCCCCACGAGTATTCGATGCTGTCGGGTCTTCACAGGACGTTAAGGAGCGACTCTACCGTGTATTGAGGGAAGAACGGGCGCGAGCCTCGAAAGGGGAAGAACGGGCATGGGATATTTTCCTCGCGGGTAAGCGATTTGATGAGGGGACTGACTGGCCCTTCTGTTGTGCCGTGGGGGTCATCGGGCTTCCCCGTTCTTTGCTTCGTATCATGCAACTGATGGGACGCGGGGGCCGGAGGAAGGATAATCTGGTTGGTATCCCACCGAGATACCAAAGATGTTCTACGATGGTGTTTTTCATGCCCGCCAGCCATGTCGAGAAGGCGTGGGCTGCTTATGAGAGGGACCATGCGGAATATGTGTGGTCCCTCTCCACGGCGTGGGTGAATTATCAGACCATCTCCAAATACCTCGCGGAGCAAAGAAAGACTGGCACAGGTTTGGAGGTCCTGCGTAAGAGGGCTGGGGACAAACCCAAAAGCGCCCTTGTCTGGTTGGCCATCACCTCCCTCCTCGGGTGGGATATAGAGAAGACACACAGGGTCTACACGCTGCTCCAACAGGCTGTCATTGCAGCCAAAAAGCGTAAACCCACCAAGGCCGAATTAGAACAATGTCTCCGTGTCCGTCTGGGGTGTGACGACCGGCAGATTGCGGACGCCTTTCGGGCTTATCAGGTCCGGCAACTCATGGGAAATCCCAAAGAACTTCAGCAGTTCGCTGCTCGTGTGACCCGGATGGTAGAGGGGACCAAGGTCAGCGACCGTCTCATCCGTCAGGAGTTACAGGTTTCATTCGATAAGGCCACGGAGGACTTCTCGGACCTCGTGGATGCCTCTAGGGCGACTCAGACGCTCGTGGCCACCATCAAGGGGCAAACCGCAAAGCAGGTGGAGCGTGCGCTTCGGGAGGTCCTTCAGATACCAGACTATACATTGCCGGAGGTCACGGATATTGTTCAGCGGTATTTTGACCAGACCGGCAATGTACCGGACGCCGCTACCCGTGACAACTTGGAGAGGTACACCGGGGAGCCGCGTGTCACATTCCATCTTCTCAACAAGCACCTTATTGAGAAATTCGACGGGATGACCCTTTTACGTCTTACGCAGGACATGGGGCTGGGGGGCTGGTCGGGGGGTCCTCGGAATAAGCATCAGATGGCGTTCGAGAAATTCCACCGGCAGAACCCGACTATATTGGAGCGATTCATCGAAGGGGCTTTGGACCACCGGGCTGCGGGCAACACCAGATGCTCCATCCAACAGCTCGACGGGAAGCTGCGGTATGCCGACGGAGGCCATCCTTATGTGGACTCCAATATCACCTCGTACTACGTCCGAGTTATTATCAGTCTCGTCCCTGCCCTCACTGGATTCTTCAAGACTTTGAGTAAGGCCGACCGGGTTGTGGACCTGAAGGCTCTCGGTATCGACTGGGCGGACCGGAGATGGGATGACTACCACATCCGAGCTGGGGGGGAGTTGCCTCGGGAAATGCCCCGGAGGCTCGCGGGGGCCAATTCGGACTCGAAGAAAGCACCTGTGACCGCTCGGGCTTTCACTTTCCGCCCGGACGACATCGACATCTTTGAGGTCTTTGATGCCTAGATTGGTCAAGGACGATTACCACGAAGGGGCCAAGGAGAAGCACCAGACACGCCTGAAGACGTTGGAGTGGGTGACTGGCCCCACCAGCCGATTATGTGGGCGCAAGGGGCTTCTCTGTGGCTGGGCAGAGCTGACTGGCAGCAAGGACATGACTCCCCGATTGCTTCTGAACCGAGGACTCCTGTCCCCCGAAGCGCCGTACATAGGGATAAACACAGACGCCGCCCAACTCGCGGCCAACCGAATTCTTTACGAGAAGGAAACTCGGGCAGGGCTTGTGAGATGGGTACATGGGGATATGAATCAACTCCTCGGGACTGGCCGATTGGCCAATGTCGGGGTGCTGGTCTACGACAGCTTCGATGCTATAGGGCAAACCAAACTTGTGAAGGGCAAAAAACGTCTCATCGAGTTCGGGCAGCGTCAGGCACAGTCGTTGCCTTCGGGTCAATGCCTTGTAGTTATCAATCTCGTCCATCGCGGGTCGCCCGGCCTCGGAGAACAAACTGCGTTAGAGACATGGAAGACGGGGCTTGCCAGAGAATTGGGGCAAGAGCGAGTACCCGAAGAGTGTTTTCACATCTACCGGAACAGCGACAGCAGACGGCGTATGGTTCTGTGCCGCCTGCTGTTCGATTGTATGGTTCTTCGGGTCTAGTCTTCTTGAGCGGCAACGGTCCTTCGTCGGACACCTTCGAGGCGGCTCTCGACCTCCTCCCAGTTGGTGCCGTCGAAGCGGATGACGTTGGGGTGGGTGAAGTCTGCATTCCACGGCCACGCAGGCATGATGACCAGTCCTCTGGGACGCCATTCCAGCCAGCGTTTCACGTAGGGTGGCCAGTCGTCCACCAGCACCTTGCCGTAGACCAGCCCCTTGTCCTCTGTGATGGTCACAGATGCCTCTGGGACATGCTCACGGCACCATTCCACCTTCTCGGTCCACGCAGAGGTGGTGTTGAACGGCCCCTTGGTCAGGATGTGTACCCTGAACCCCAACTTCAGGAGAAGCTGGTAGACCCTCATGCCGGGCGGGTATGGCGGCAGGTTCCGCCAGAATCCGGGCTGTTTCTTGATGAGGCTCTTGCGGGCGTCGAGCCAGTCCTCGTCATCGTCGGTCGGTCCCCGGTGTTCAACGACGGGTTCGTTGGGGGAGGCAAGGCGAAAAAGGGCTTGGGACATCACACTGTCGAGGTCGCAGGTGGTCCCATCCATGTCCACGAGGGCCACGAGTTCGGGGGATTTCTTGTCAGGCATACTTTTCTCCCAGTGTCCTATCTGTAATACTCCATCGACAAGAAAATGAGCCGCTCATGAATTTTGTGGGTATCGTGACGCAGCAGCCCCGGAATATCGGGGTAACGAGTAGAACCGTGGAGGTTTGACCATGAGTGACATCGTATTCGTTACGGGTGAGTTCCAGAAGTTTCGGGTGACGGGTTCGGCGGGCCTGCATCTCGGGCAGTACGAGATGAACCTCCCGGAGAACGCCATCATCGAGTTCGACGGGCAGACCGTCCGGTACGCCGGGAAGGACTACGCAGCCCCCGCCGTGCAGGGCGCGGTACGGTCCAACTGGGTCGTCCCCGAAGCCGATAGCGTGTCCCAGTACGTCCCGAAGCCCGCCGGAGTTCGGGTCAAGGAGGCCCAGTCCACCGGGGACAAGCGGGAGGACGTGGACGTAGGCAGCGCCTCGGAAGAGGAGCGTGTCGTCGGGGATGTGGCCAACCAGAAGCAGAAGCGGGACGATGCCTCGACGGCGGCGATGTCCCGTCCCTTGGGGTCGAATGACCCGGCCAACGCGCCCGCGCCTGCGGCTCCTGCCGAAGACGCAACGGCGGCCCCTCCGGCGGGTCCGGTCACGGCCACCGAGCCTCCCGCTCCCGTCAAGTTCCCGACCGTCGTGGACGAAGGAAGCGAGGGTGTCGTGGTGGGGCAGGCTACCAAGGAGGCCAAGGAGGCCGCCGCAGCCGAGGCCGAGGCAGCCCCCGCAGCCGCCGCCTCCGACGAGGGCGTCCCGGTCGCCGGGGTCAAGTTCAGCGACCCCAAGACCAAGGTGAACCTCGGGGATGCCGAGCAGGTCCGGGCGGCCAAGGAAGCGGGGCAGAAGCCTTCCGAGAACCTCGGCAAGGCCGCCCCGCCCGAGAGGCAGGCCAGCAAGGAGGAAATCGCCGCCGCTCGTGCGGCCACGGGTCGGGAAGCGCCCGCGTCCGGCGCTCCGCCGCTCCAAGCCCCCAGCACCACCATCGCGGAAGGCGAAGACATCAAGGCCACCGGAGAAGGCGGAGCCACCGGGGATGTGTCCGAGGCGAAGACGGGCGAAACCCTGACGGAGCTTCTCCCGGATGCCGCCTCCACAGGCGTCCCCGACCCCACACCCGCAGCTCCCGCCGCCCCTGCGGCCCCGGACATCACATGGGACAGGTCGGGCCACTGGCAGGCGCGTGTGACCAAGGCGCTGAAGCACGCGGACGACGCCGGGACGATGACCAAGATTCTGGCCGCCGAGACTCCCGCCGTGCAGAAGCACATCAAGGCCGGGCTGACGAAGCTCGGAAAGCCCATCCCCGAATAGTCTTTTCGCTAGTCCTTCAATCAAGACCCCCATGTAGGAGCCGCACTGCGGACCGGAGGACTTGATGGAAGCGAAAAAGATGGACCGGACCGCCAGCAGTCAGGCTGCATGGGCGCTGTTGACCGAAGGTGTGACCCGCGCCCGAGTGGACGCCCACCGTTTGCATCATCTCGTGTCGCGTGCAGAAAAGCTCATCGAAGCCTCCGACCATCGGGAACATTTCTACGAGGAAGCAGGGGACCTCATCCACGCAGTCCCCCGTAGATTGCAGTCCCTCGAACTCGCCCTCGACCGGACCGGGTTGGCGTTGAGCAGGATGGGGACCGACTTCTTGGAATCCCGACTCCCCCTGTCCGACAAGGTGATGGTGGACGAAGCCGTGTCCTCCGCCTTCGGGGGGTCCAGCGTTCGCCACTCCACAGCAGCCCAGCGTGTGGCCGCCCGGTATCTGGCGGCCAAGGTCCGTAAGGCACGGAAGGAATGAAGGACAGAACCTCAGACCTGAGTCCACCTCTCGGGTATCCGGGTGGGCCGTGCCACGTCGTGCAGCGCATACACGAGGAGGTGGGGAGTCCCCGGCTTGAGGAGAAACTCATCGGGCAGGTGGAGCGCAACAAGGGCTTGACCAACACCGACGCCGGGAAGGTCTACGACGTGGAGACGGAGGCGGGGACCACACACGGTATCCGCAAGATACTCATCAGCCCGCACGCCCAGTATCGAATGGACCTTCGAGGGGTCACAGTCCCGGAAGTGCGGCTGGCCCTCAAGAACTTCGTGAAACAGCTCAACGACTGGAAATCACAGCAGGACTCCCGGTACAACTCCACGGTGGAGGACATCGCCAGAGGGGAGGGGGTCCGCTGGGAAGACCCGAAGCTCAAGCTGGTTGTCGTGTTCACGGGACACGGGCGAGAAACCGTCCGTATCGTCACCGCCTTCTGGAAAGGGGTGCCGGACGAGAGAGCGCCCGGTCCCGGCCAGTGCAGTATCAACGCAGGCTACCAGCCCCCGGCGGGGGACTTGGGGAGTTACCGGACCTTCGTGAAGTTCCCTGACGGGGACCACGCCCCGGACCGAGAGAAGGAACAGCCTCTCCCGACGCCTCCTTGGAAAAGGCAGAAGCCCTTTGGCAAGCCCGAGTACAACACGCCCGGCTGGTCCGGTCAGGGGCCGCAGGAGAAGTCCATCAACAAGGACTTGATGCGGACCAAGGGACTCCCCGGAGAGTACAGCCCGCCGAACGACGAACCCTCCCGAATCACGCCCAAGCGCCGCTCCATCGAAGGGGCCGATGCGGACATCGAAGCATCGTGGGGCGAGGTTCTGGCGTACAAGCCCAAGGGGCCGCTGAGGGTCAAAATCAGGCAGAAGCCCGTGAAGCGGCAGCGCAAGCAACGCGGACGGGCGAAGATGTACTCCCGCCGTTACTACAAGAAGAACAGGGCCAAGGCCCGACTGCGCGGCAAGCTGCGCTACAGGAAACTTCGGAGGCTCCCGACCTACAAGAGGATGCAGAAGATTCGCCGCAAGAACCCTCAGCGGTTCAAGAGGCGACCGGGTGGGGGCAGGACGAGTCCGGGCCAGCGGCTCGCTTACGTGCTGACGGCCCCGGACATCGCTTTCGTCATCGGGCGGGACATGACATTGGGATACGTCCACAACGTCTCACCTCTGACTGGGATGGTCACGTACTACCTCACCGACCGGGATGGGAACTTCGCGGCCCTGCGGTCCATGGTGGTCCCGGACTTCCTCGCGGCGGTCGGATTCCTGTCCGAGGAAGACGTTAATGCCATGTTCCGACTGGTCGATGCAGAGTTGGGCGTAGAAGCCTACGAGGAGCTGTCTGAAGCAGGTCTGAGGGCATCCATGGACATCGAGGGGGTGGACTGTGATGACCCGGAGTTCGAGTCCATCTGCGAGCAGCTCACGGGCAAGCGGGAACTGGGGGACATGACCGGGGACGAGATGTCAGAGGTGGAGGGTTACTTCATCAGCCGGGTCGTCTACGATGACCCCCCGGAGTTCCCCCATGAGGACAGGCTCGTCAGTCCGGCGGACCCCTACCTGACCGACCCGACGGATGACGACTTCATCTACGGGGTGGTCTACTTGCCCGAGGAGTGGAGGGAATCGGTCGAACGGTTGGCCTGCCACTACGCCGAGATGCTCTACGAGAAGTACCCCGTGGAACACGAGCCGGGGACTTGGTACGACCGTGCAGGCCCGGACACCCTCATCCAGAAGATGTACGAGGACCGCGAGCGGGCCGAGGCCGAACCGCTCGCGCCGGTCGAGCCGGACAACCCCGGCTCCGCCAAGGTCATCCCTTACGACAGCGACCTCGTGAACAACAAGGCTGCCGCCCGCATCGCGGAAATCAGGGACGGCTGTTCCGCCAACCTGCATCGGAAGTCACGGGGGCTGCCCATCCGGCTGAAACGGTCGGACACGAAGAACCGGCTCTGGCTGTTCGATGTGAAGGGGTCCTCCGGGACGTACCGGGTCAAGGTCAAGGCCGTGGCTCAGGCCAACATCGTGGACCCGAAGAAGGCGGACGTGCAAGTGACCTGCTCCTGCCCGTTCTGGCAGTGGCAGGGGCCGGAATACTGGGCGTCGAAGAGGGGCTACCTGTACGGGCGACCCCGTGGCACCGCGACGCGCCCGGACCAGAAAGACCCCCACGGAAAGCACGGTGCCTGCAAGCACGTTCTGGCGGTGCTGGACCGGGTGTCCAGCTTCATGATGAAGAAGCAACCTGCTCGTCGGTTCGCCTCCTTGGTCCCTCTGGCCGAGATGCTGGCCACTGGGCGCATCACCATCTCTTCTTCGGGGAGAGCTGCGCTTCAGAGGGTGGTACGTCGGTATCTTGAGGGAGGAGGTGGCCATGCCGACTTATGAGTACGAATGCCCCCAGTGCGACAAGGTTTTCGAGGTGACAAAACCCATGTCAAAGCATGGCACCCCCGAATCCTGTTCGGAGTGCGGAGTCGAGGGCGAGCGCCGTCTATCCGAGACGGGCGTCATCTTGCGGGGGGACGGCTGGCCCGGCAAGGCGGGGAAGGTCAAGGGCCAGATGGCCCGACGCCGTGCCATGCTCGGTCAGAAGGAAAAGGACCATGCAGCCCCGCCCCTGACACTCACCCCGAATGTCGAGGGCGAGGTAACGGATACATGGTCAGATGCTCAAAAGCTCGCGGCGGACAAGGGCAAGAACACTGAATCCTTCGAGCCGCTCGTTGAGAAGGAAAAGAGAGGTGTGACATGAGTGACCTCGGACCATTGGCAGTAAGGCCGGGACTCCTTCAGAGGTCCCCGAATTGGATTGACCTCATCGTGCGGACGCGCCCCGGCACCACGGCCTTGCGGCTCTGGGGCGCTCCAACTCCGAACGACGCCTACGGGAACCTCGTGGGAAGCGGGGTGCTGGGGGCCGGGCCAACTCTCTTGTTGACGGCCCCGAAGGACCAGATTGTCCGGTCGGTGCAGGCCGCGTTGGCGGGGGCCGCACAGGTGCCGGAGAAGCGGACGGGCCAGACGAGCTTCCAGCTCGACCCCGAGGACTACATGGGTCCACTGGGACCAGATGGGGAGGTCAGCTTCTACCGGATTCAGGAGCGTCGCATCACCACGGGTGGGTGGCTCGCGGTCACGGGAATCAACAACAACGGCGACCCCATCCTCGGCCCCATCCTCCCGGTCCCGGCGGCGGCCTTCTATGGGAAGTCCACCTCGGCCTTGGCTTTCTTCGGCACGGCCCCATCCAACACGGGCTGTCTGGCGGGGCATCCTCCCGTCATCGACGAGACGGTGCAGGCACCCCTCCCGATGCACTTCGTTCTTCCTCGGCCTTCAGCGCGGTTGGAAATCAGGAACCTCGGTGGTGGGTCCGTCGGAGCTGCGGACGCGGTTCTGCTCGTGTCCCTCGACAGGGGGCCGATGATTCCGATTACGGCAGGGGAAACCCTCGATAGTGGTGGATTCGGTCACATGGCCGGGCTTGTCACGGAGATTTTCCTCGCGGTTGAGGACAATGACGACGGTTGTGAATTCTTCATCAACGCGGGTATCGACAACGAACTCGGTGGCTAAGTGGCCGGGGTCATTCAGTTTAGCCCACCTTCCCCACACTAATAAAGGCATTTCGAGAGGCTGAATAGTCCGTCTATATTCCAGCCTTAGTGATAAGGCGGGACACGACGCCCCGTCAGAAAACCAAGCGGCGAGGTGGTCATGCCTTACATCTGTCTTGCACGGGGCGACATCCCAAACGGCACCGTCCAAATCGTGGACCTGATACCGAATTCCTCCCAGCGCAGCCCGGCCTATGACCCGCCCGGTCAAAGCCGGTATGTGAACCGGGTTCAGAACAACCGGGTGTTCTTCACGGCGGCTGGCGTCACGACGGGTAACACCGACGGGCTTTCGGCTCTGCTGGTGGACCTCGTGGACCCCGGAGTGAATGACTGGACCCCAGCCGTTCAGGCTGCGGTATCGGCGGGCCTCATCGCTCGTGTGGATGCAGGAGTAGCCCTCGCCATCGCGGATGTGAATACCGTCATCCAAGTGTCGCTCGCGGGGGCAACCCTCCCGGCGGGAAATCTTGTGGACCTGCTGGCATGTCTTTCGGGGCGGACCTACAGGCTCCCAGCGGCGGTCATCAAGGGGCCGGGCGGTGTCTGGGCAGCCGCGCAGGCGGGCGCTTTCACGGCGAACTTCCTGAACCCCTCTACGAGGATGAGCCATGGCGAGTGGACTTCCACCGCCATCGGCGGTGATGTGACCGCACGGGAAATCGGGGGCATCAGGCACTCCTACAGCCTGATGAGCTTCACCCGGTCCATCGGGGACAGCAACCTCGTGTGTTTCTCAGGGGGCAGCGGTGAGATTGCTTCCCCGACTCTGTGGCCGGATAGCGACAGGTCGGTTCACTACCCGTGGTCGATGCAGGGCGCTTTGGCCCATGCCCAAACGCATGTGGAGCGTGTCGTGACCGTCTATGACGATGACGGCACCCTGCTGGGATAAGGAGGTAGAACGATGCCACGCGCATACATCGCGCTCAACAGGAATGACCTGCCCGACAACCTGCTTCAGTTCGTGGACGTGACTCCCAATACCTCGCAGATGAGGGGGAACCACACGCACGGGCCGTCGGGGGCTGGGCAGACCGGCTACATCACCTACACACCCCAGAATGTGCTGCCCGTCACCGCAGGTGCGGGGCCATTCACGATGGACGGTGACACCATGGGGTTGGCCGCCTACATCTTCGGCAACGTCGAGGATGTCTTCGGGGGCAACATCACTCCGGTCCCGGCAGATGCTCTCGCCATTGCGGATGCTATTCTCGCCCGTTCCATGGGCGGGCTGGCTCTCGCTCTGGCGGACATCAACACGCTCATCGTTGCCACTCTGGGGGCCGGTGCGGACCTCGACGGTGCAGGGGCGGGTTCCGCTTCGACCGGGAGTGTGGATGACGTTCTCCGCGTCCTGAGCGGGGAGGTCTACCAGATTGACGATGGGACCACGGTTGCCGGAATCGGTGGGGCTTTCGTCGGAGGTGTGGGGGCTTTCGTGGCAACGACCCACGCCCATTACCGCCCACGGCGCTATTACTTCGAGTCCGGCTCCTTGGCCGTGTCGGTGCTGACGGGCCAGCTCTCGAAGCTCGATGTCGCCACCTACTCGTGGCTCAACCCGAGCAACACCTACGGTGCGGCGGGGACGGCTCTGTTCACAGACCGGACACACATCCCGGCGACCGGGGTGGGACAGGCTGTCACGGTTTACAACGGCGACGGTACCTTGCTGTAAGGAGGACCAGAGATGCGTGTATTCATCGTTCCCTTGAGGACAGATTTCGAGGGCATGAGTGTCCAAGTCCTCGACCTGAAGCCGAACACGAGCCTCAAGAACAACAACCTCGAAGGCGTTGGGGAAACCCACTACGTCCCGCCGGGGATTGACACGTTCGGCGCGACCGTGTTCCATGCGGATGCCTACGCCTCCGGGTCGAAGAACTCGTTGGGGTTCGCGGACGCCGCAGCCGACGACACCACGGGCGGCGGGAACGACGTTCTGTCAACGCCCGGTCCGGCTCTGGGACTCGCCGCGTATCTGCGCGAACGGGTGCAGCCGGGTGGTGTGGTCGCCGCCGCAGCAGGTCGCATGGCCGTGGCTGATTCGATTACCCTCGGTACGGAACTCCTCAACCGCCTCGGCAATGGGGACGAACTTGCTCTGGCTGACATCAACACAGTCCTGTCCAACGTGGCTTTCGGTGGGACGGTAGGGACGGACCTCGACGGAACGGCGGCCCTGTCCAAGTCCTTCGGAACCGTGTTGGAGGTCTTCCGCATTCTCACGGGTGAGGTGTACCGCTCCCCGAGCAACACCATCATCTGCAACGTGGCCAACCAGTTCCGCTCCGAGGCAGAACGGGATGTTCTCGTGGCGGCACAGGATGTGGCAGCCAACGGAGGCACGACCTTCGTGTCCAAGGGCGCTTTCCTCACAACGACCGAGAACGGGTACGAAGGAATCCCCGAGCTGGCGTGGACCGAGGCAATGGCCGGTTCCATCAACGGTGGCCAGCTCCACGAGATGCTGGGTGCGACTCAGGACATGACCTTCACCAACCCGGCCTTCGCCTACGCGGCTGCGGATGTCACCGCAGACATGCCCCGTGCCTTCTACTGGGATGCGGCAGCCCCGCATGTTATCCCGGCCACGGGAGTTGCTCCGGGCCTCACCGTCTACGACGAGGACGGCAACTTCATCGCGTAACCCGACCCCTTCTTCCTTTCGCTGATTCACCTATAAGCACCCCCTTATGAGAGAAGAACCCTGCTCCGTGTTGGAGCGGTGGATGATGTGACCAGACAGGAGGACCAAATGAACTCACCGACGGACAAGCCCGGAACGACGGGCCAGTACAAGACTTCGGACTTGTACTATGCCGCTTACCTGAAGGTAGCGGGTGTGGAGCATGTGGACACCACAAACGACGGGCCTCGCACCTATTTTGTGTTCAAGACGCCCGAAGGAGGCATCCGCGACCTCAAGAACGGATATTTCAACCGGCAGGCCAAGGTGGCCGCGCTGACTTACGCGGACGAGGTACGGAGTTTGAAGGCGCTGATGCACATGGGCGCAGACGGGGAGTGACATGGCAGTCGAAGCCCTCATCGGGAGCGACTACACCTTTCAGGTGTTGTTCACGGACGACGCGGGCGTTCCGCAGGCGGTGGGCAGCCCCACAATCGACGTATTCAACTTCAGCGCGACGGGGGTCCGCCAAGACCTTGTGGTCGCGCAGGCAATGGACCCTGCAACTCCGGCAGAGGTGGGACGGTACACTTACGTCTACACCATCCCGTCCACGATGGATGACGGAGATGTCATCTACGGCGAGATGACCGGAGTTGAACCCATAACGCTGGACACGCTCCGGGGAGAGGAGACTGTCAACGTCATCTCCCCGAACAGGTCACAGCGGGATGTAACGGGCCTGCGGACCCGGTTCTTCTGATGGGTTGGAGGGTATCATGGAGATGCTGGTCTACGCCTTGGCCGCCTACGGGCTGGTCTTCGGTGTCCAGCAAAAGTTGCCGTTCATTCGGCAGTGGAAGTTGCACGACCTGTGGGAATGTCCCTACTGCCTCGGCTTCTGGGCCGGGTGGTTGACATGGGGTGCATCGTGGGCGCTCGGGAAGCCTGTCTTCGCCCCTGTGGAGCTTCAGGCAGCCCGGCTCGCTCTGGCGGGTCTGACGTGGGCGCTGGCAATCGCCGCCTTGTGCGTGCTGTTGGAAAGCGTCTCGGAGAAAGTCAGTGGATGACGTAAGGGTCGATTGCCCGGTGGTCAAGGTACCGCCGGGGAAAGAGGTCGGGGAGTTCGCCAACGCCTTCAGAATCCTGCGGGATGGAGGGACGGAATGGCTGCTCGATTTCCTTGTGTACTCTGCCCAAGGGCAGACTGCCGTGGTGGTGAGCCGCCTGCGGGTACAGCAAGAGTTCCTTCCGGCCATGCGGGACCGCCTAGAAGGCACCCTGACGGAAGTTACGACCCCGGACCTCGCCCTTGCACCCCCGACGGACGAAGAGGTCCAGCATTGATGCGTAGGAGCGTCGAATGGCAATAGCTTGGACTTCTCAAGAAGATGCGTTGCTTGAGGGCTACGCTAAGGGAGAACTCACGCTAGACGAAGTTAGTATACAGACAGGCCGCACAAAGCAGGCTGTGTCTGGGAGATCACACAAGAGGGGCCTCACTAAGAGGGTTTGGAATACACGGCTGCCTGCACAAACCATCCAGCAGATTTGTGACCTTTACAGACAAGGTGAGACTCTTCAAAAGATTCAGGGTGATACAGGTCTTTCATATCACCAAGTCCGGTGGTGCCTGAAGGTGCAGGGGCTTTCCGTAGATAGAAGGAGGGCGAGCCTAGAAGCCACAAAAGAGAAACGTCGGGTCTTCAAGGTGGCAGAAATAGAAAAGACGAAGACCCTGTGGGATGGGGGGATTTCGGAGAAGGATATTGCAGCAGAGCTGGGGTGCTGCAAGCAGGTTTTGAGAAGGCTTGTGTCGGAACAAGGGTGGGCACGCTCTGCTAAGGATTTGCGGGGGAACCGCAGCCAAAGAAAGGTATTTTCGGAGAAGGAACTTCAACACATGGTACGGGCCTATGTGAGGGGGTTGGACGGATTGACTGTGACAGCCCGTCACTTTGGAACCTCAAAAAGCACCCTCCGAAGGTGTTTTCAATCGGTTGGAATTGACTTTGGAAATGTGTCCCGAAAGAAGCATTCTGCGCTGCTGAAGCGGGACTTTCGCAGGGGCAAGAGAGTGATTTCACCCCGCACCGGGCGTGGTATCAGGAGTTACTGTGTGACTCCTTTTCAGGGTCGGGTGCTTTTACGAAGTCAAGACGAAGCCCGAAGGGTTCGTGAATTGGTGGGGACTGCTTGGTTCTATGAAATAAACCGTTACACACTTTCCACAGGGGGGACATATCTCCCGGATTTCTGGGAGACAGGACTCCCGGAAGATGTAGTTAGGACAATGTTTTCCAAAAATCCTACTAAACAGGATATTCTGTCTCTTCTTCGGGGAATTCCTCATAGGATAGTAGACGTGAAAGGGTGGTGGGGGCCGCAGCATCCTTCGTGGGATAAGATTCAACAGTTTCGGCGGGAATTTCCAAATATATCCTTTCACCTTCTTGTGAATGATAAGAATGGGGGTTGGTCATGGGAGTAGCTTTCCAGCCTTCGGAGACGCTTGCGCGGGGCGACCTCGACATCTTTTTGACCAATGCTCAGGGAAACCCGGCTAACGCGGCAGAGATTTACTTCACCCTCTACTACGTGGACCCCGGCCCGCCCGAGACGGAAGTCCTCATCGGCCCGGCCCAACGGACGCCGGTCAACCCGCAAGTGGGGGAGTATTACGCTTCCCTGATGGTGCCGCCCTCCGCGACGCCCGGCACGTACCGCATCAAGTGGACCTTCAAGGAGTTCCTGACCTCGCCCTACCAGCAGGTGGCGCAGGAGTTCGCTGTCGTGACCACGAGTGCTGTCATCACTCCGGGGTACAACACGGCCCAAGTGGCCATGATTCGGTCCCTTCGCATCCTGCTCCGCGACCAGAACCCGGACAAGTTCTACCATTTCCGGCCCCCGGAGCATGAAGGGGACATCGGCCAGTACAACCGCATCTTCGGGCAAATCTGGGAGGACGAGGAGCTGCTGGAATATCTCCAACGCTCCCTCGACTGGTTCAATATGTTCCCGCCGAACACGGCTCACAACATTCTGAACCTCACCATGCTGATACAACAGCGCCCGGACTGGCGCACGGCTATCCTCTGGGGAGCCATCGTCCATGCCTGCTTCGCCCTGTCCCTGAACTGGGTTGCGGATGAGTTCGACTACAGCATCGGCGGGGTGAGTCTCAGCATCGAGAAGTCGAGCAAGTACGAGAGCTTGAAGCAGAACGCCGAGAGTCAGTCCACGCTGGCCACCGAGGCCAAGGCCCGGACGGTCAAGTACATCCGTGGGTTGCAACAGCCACGTTACGGGCTGGGTGTTCGTAGTGCATTCGGACCCTACGTTGGCAAGGGTGTCCTCTCGCCCCGGAACTTCATAGTTTGGGCTAGTGCCTTGTTATCTGGTACAATCATGGCGGAGGTACTCTGCCATGTCAGTAATGTGTCCTCGATGTTTGCGTGAGTTCCCCGGCTCATCTCTAAATGCCCGGCATCTCTCCAAGTGCAGTCCAGAGGCATCCCCCAAGGTGCCGCCTTGTCTGTGCGGCCACGAGTCAACGTCCCTGACTCAGATGAAACGACACAGGAGGACTTGTGCTGTTTGGCAAAACCGAGACAAGAAGGCCATCCGAGAGTCCCGTAGAAAGAAGACAAGCCTTGAACGCTACGGGGTCGAAGATGCCAGCCAGATTCCTGAAGTACAAGCACGCCGGGCTGCTACGAACCGAGAGCGTTTCGGGGCTGACAATCCTTTTAGCAAAGAGGCTTCAACTTTCGATAAGGTGCAGGCTTCGCTGGAAGGGAAACGGATAGGTTTGAAGGGTTCAGATAATCCTTTTGCCCGACCCGAGGTGCAGAAAAAGATACGGGCCTACTGGCAACGGAATCCTCAACGAGCTTCAGAGATTCGGGAGCAGACCAAGGCCACAAATCTCGAACGCTACGGAGCGGAGGAGCCATTGTCTTTGCCCGAGGTCCGTGAACACATCAAGGATACCTGTGAGGCCCTTTACGGGGGGCCAGCGCCATCCTGTGACCCGGAGGTGATGGAGAGGGCCAGAAAGACCAACCGAGAACGCTATGGAGTGGACTGGACGTGCCAAGACCCCGACATCCGGCGGCGACAACTGGAAACCATGGAGGAAAACTGGGATGGGCATTTTTTCGCTTCCGCTGAGGGCAAAGCGATTGTCAGGGCAGCTTTAACGGAACGGTACGGAGTGGAGTCCCCCGGAGCCATCGACGGACATTGGGAAAAAGCCGTAACGGCCTTTCAGGCCCGTTACGGTGTGGCCCACCCCCTCCAACTAAAGGTGTTTCGGGAGAAGCAAAGAGCTACCAACACCCGCAGGTACGGTTCTCCCTTTCCGGGGCTGCGGAATAGGGGGCCGAACCTACTGGAACGAAGAGTAGGCCGGATGTGTCCCAGTCTCATCTTTACCGGGGATGGGGCCTTTTGGAAATTGCTTCCGAAGCTCAACCACTACAAGAATCCTGATTTCATTGTCCCCGGTCCAGACCCGGCCAAGCCCAAGAAGGGTGTCACCAAAGTTGTGGAGGTGTTCGGAGACTTCTGGCACTCCCGAATATTCACAGGCAAGGCACCCTTTGACCATGAGCAAGAATTGATTGAGGCGTTTCGGGAGATTGGGATTACCTGCTTGATTATCTGGGAGTCCGAGGTGAGACAGAACAGGGAGGGCGTGTCAGCAAAACTGTCCGAGTTCGCCCTAGAGAATTGATTTTGCACCAACGCTACTCTAAGCTCCGAGAAACCCTTGACACCATTGGGCTTCCGCCCTACCTTGTCTGAAAGGGAGGTGTCCCATGGCTTTCTACCCCGAGTTCTCCATCGTCGGAACCGTCGATGACTACCGCAAGCGTCTTGCGGCCTCGCTGAAACAGGACGTGCGGAAGTTCGAGGTCGAGGCCGCCGAGGCACCGGAGTCAGTAGACCCCGGACCGCCAGTCCACCGGGTTCTGGGCAGCCTGCGTGAGATGTTCCCGAACATCGCTCCCGTGCCGACCATCCGGGAGGCATTCACGGTCGCGGCATGAGCGGCATTCGTGACCTCGTAGGCTCGAACCCGCCGGTCAGACAGCCCCGCACCGAGGCCGAAGATGCAGTGCGGGCCGCGATGCCCGGAGACGACATCTCCGACCATCCGCTGGGCGCAACCAATCCTTACCTTGGACGTTCCTACACCGAGCTGAAGAAGCTGGGAGCCTCCCCGGACCTCCCCGCTGAGGACCGTCGGCAGGTCATGGCCGCCCTCAGAGAGATGGACCAGCACCACCTTCACCCCCATACCAGCCGGGTTCGGTAGCGCGTCTATACTTCCCCTTGAATGAACGCTGAATCCCCGAGGGGAGTTGTATGTCTGCCAAAGAAGCCGCGAATGTGACTGCGTTTATCGACGCTGCATTGCACCAGCTCAACATGGCGAAGCGCCTTACGGCGGCGGGACATTCGCAAGGGTGGTCCGCGATGGCAGCCGCATTGTCTTCGCTCGGGATGGCAATGCAAAGGTCTGTGCAGCTCGGGTCGCCCATAGACTTCAGGGACGTGAGCGGACTGGTGTTGAAGGCTGCCAAGGAAATGGAAGCCAGAATTCGGTCCAGTGACGCCTATGTGATGGCGTCCCATGAGGAGAGCAACATGAATGGACTACGTAATGCGGTCGTGAAGCTGGCCCACGAGAACCCGGAGCTGAGGGCGCATCTCGTACCCGTCCTGCGGCGCACGGCGGCTGCGAAGGAGTACCAAGTACAGGACGGCATCGGCAAGTCCAAGTACACGGTGAGCTACCACGACGGCAAAAAGACCCACAAGGACGGCAGCCCCTTCTTCGACATCAAAATCTTCAAGAACGTGAAGGAACGCGACAAGTTCGTGAAGGAGCTGAAGGGCAAGGGCTACAAGGAGGAGCGCGGCAAGACCGCTTGCGGCTGCGGCGATGACGAGGGCCATGAACACGAGATGGTCCCCATGGCAGCCGGTGATGAAGTGGAAGCCGGACGGGAACACGGTGAGCGCGGCAAGGGTTACGGCATGTCCGGCCCTGACGTTCGTGGCCCCGGTGCGTGGCAGCCCGAAGCTAAAGGCAAGTGCTACTACGAAACGGGCGACGAGGCGGACCGCTGCTACGTGACCAACAAGGGCGGCCCCGGTGGCCAGAAGAAGAAAGGTCCTCCCCGCAAGCCCGGCGACTGGAAGGGCTACGAGAAGGACCGCTGGAAATAGGGCTACCATGAATCTTCGACAGGGACTCGAAAAGCTGGCACACAGCCACCCCGAGCTTCGGCAGCACCTTGTCCCCATTCTCTGCCGGACGGCGGCAGCACAGAAGAAGGACGTTGAGCTGAAGCTCTACGACGGCAGCACCAAGACTGTCTCTGCGTTCGTCCTCGGCAACTGGGGTGTCTACAAGGCGTTGGCCGGGTCTGGTTGGGCCTTGACCTTCCTGCCCACCAGCCAGATGGCCCTGAAGGCCAAGACCAAGATGGAGGCACTCGGGGCGTTGGAGGCCATTTCGAGGGAACCCTCGTTGCTCAAAGCCCGGACTCACGGCGACGTGATGCGCCACGAGAAGTTGCTCAAGCAGCTCGTGGCGCAGACCAGCGGCAAGAAGCCTGTCATCGACATCGAGAAGATTCTGAGCGAAGAGGGGCTGGCCAATCAAGGCAGCCGCTACGGCAAAGCCGGGGAGTTCTGGGGCATCGCGGGGTCCAGCCGCATGATTGCGGTCGGGCGCAGGGACGTACTTCTCAACGTCTTCTTCGTCGGCATCGACAGCACGGACGCCATTCGTCGCCCGGACACCCGCTGGCTCATGAAGAACAACGTCCTGAAGACCAAGATGACCGAGGACAAGCTGCGGAAATGGGCCAAGTGGGCCAAGCAGGGCCTCTCCACCAAGAAGTTGCGTGAGGCGGCCCGAAAGCTGTTCCTGAATGAAGGGAAATACGTAGGCATCGACGGCGGGATGTACCGCCGGTAGACCTCAAAGGTTACTCGCCAGCATGTCCAAGGCCACCTGAAAGGCCGTCTCGGCAACCTGCCTCTTGGTCACACGCCGGTCGTCATCATCGACCAGCAACTTGGTAGTGGTGGTTTTCTTGTCCCGCCACATCACGCACAGGTGGACTTCTCCGACACGAGAGTCGGAGTTGGCCGGGTCAGCCCGGCCCAAGCTCCCCGTGACCGCGATGCAGATGTCGGCGTCCAGTTTTTCGAGGCCCACCTCGGCCATAGCCTCCGCACACTCTGGCGAGTAGACCCCGTGGTCAGTGATGACTTCGGCAGGAACGCCGAGGGCGACCTTGGCCGCGTTGGAATAGGTAACGAAGGCACCCTCGATGACCTCGGAGGAGCCTGATATGTCAGTGAGGGCGTTGACGATGGCCCCACCCGTGCAGGACTCGACAGTGGTGAGGGTGAGTCTTTCGATGGTCAGTTCTTTTACGAGCGACCCGGCAAATCTCATGGGTTGACTCCTGTGGCCACCATTACGTCAACTCCCCGAGGCGGGTTCTAAGCCCCTGCCGCGCAGAGAGATACGTAAGGCATACGACCATCGGTCAGCACGAGCTGGCCCGCCAGCCGCGAGTTGGCGACCGTCACCAGTTCCATGCCCGTCAGCTTGTCATCCGCCTCTCCTGCGAACAGGAGCGGGGCAGCCTTCACCGAATCCACGGCTGCCTCGATGAGGGCAGTGGACTGTGTACGGGCGGTCTTCAGGGCTGCCGCGATGCCCGCGAGGGACTTCTCCTCGACCACCATGGGAGAGCGGGTTGGCGGAGGGGTGTCCCCCAGCTTCACCCGTGCCTTGAGGGCGAGGGAGCCGTAGCAGACCCGCACGAGCGGAGTCCACAGTCGGTTCCAGAAGTCCACGTTGGGCGCACGCTCTACCCCCACGACCTGTCCGCCGATGAGGATGACAGCACCGAGCTGGTTCGGCACCAGCTCGAACTCGGCCACGAACTGGTCCAGTTCCGTCTCGTACTTCTTGAGGAACATGACCAGATGGCCACCGGAGTCCTCCACCCCGAGGCTCGTGTTGAACCGCGTGATGTCGTTCCACAGGAGGTCATACCCCTTCGAGTGCCGACCCGTGAGGGCCGGAGTCCGCAGGGATGCCGGGAGAATGAGCATGTCCTTCGCGTCGCGGATGTATCCGCCCTGTGAGGACTCGATGCACCTCGCCCGGTCGATGGTCTTGTTCTCGCCCGCCTTCATCAGGTGAGCGGACGGAACAGCGTGGTCCTGTGCGTGCTGCTTCGTGACCCAGCCAGCTCCCGTCGGGAGAATGGTCGGGCGGTCCGGGCTGTCATTGCTGACGCGCACCGTTCCGTAGTCCGAGGTGCCAACGGTGAACTCCGGCGGAGCGAAGCTGGCATCGGAAGCATCCCCACCATCGAGGATGGGGACGACTTCCATGTGACCCACGGACTGCACCTGTCCGAAGCCCGTTCCGTTCAGGATAGCTTTGACAGTGAGTTGTGTCTGCCTTGTCATGTTGCACCTCTCCTACTTGCACTCCACGAGTGCCTTCATCTCCACCGGGCCACTGGTGAGGGCCATACGCACGAGTGCGTTGATGCCCACGAGCGGCTCGTTCTCGATGAGGCCCCGGATGATGGTGGCCCCCAGAGACGCCGGAGACTGCACCGGCATGGTCGGAACCATGGTTGCAGCCAGCTCCCTGACTCCGGTTGCCTCAGCGGCGAATACCGGGTTCAGGTGGTAGACCGGCGTCTCGATTCCAATCTCGCGGATGTGGCTCATCACTTCCGCGAACCGTCCCGCCGGGGCATTTTCGTACCCATCGGACAGGACGTAGACGGCCCCCGGCTCCTCCATGAGGACTTCCACGAGGCAGTCTGCCAGCGCGGTGTCACCCATCGGGCGCACGAGGTCGTTGCCTTCTCCCATCTGGCCGCCCACGTAGCGGGTCACGGCCTCGTCTCCCACATGCTGAAGCATGTCCCGCATGGCCAGCGTGGCTGCCATCGGGCAGAGCGGCTGGGTCTTGTCCCCTGCCATCGAGGTCGAGGCATCCACGACGATGCCGACCTTGGTGTACCGGGCCGGGAATCCGGCGGCGGCCTTCAGCGCCTTCTCTGCCAGCGCCTTGATGATGTCCTCGGTGAGGCCCATCTCGAAGGCGTACAGGTACAGGCGCACGGCGTCGTACTTGGTCGGGTCCAGCTTGACCTCGACTCCGGCGGCCTTGGCCTTCCGCTGGGCGGCCATCTTCTGACCGGACGACATCTTGCCGCCCTTGGAGACGAGCTTGAGAACCTCGTCCTTGGACACGCCCTTGTGGTACGTGGCCCGGATGCCTTCCAGCACCTCCATCGGGAGCCGCGCACCGGCCTTGAGGTCGGTCTTGGCCTCGACGAAAGCCCGGAGCATCGGCACAGTCAGCCCCTCGCGGTTGCCGAACACGAACCCGACGCACTCGCGGACGGTCTTGGTCTGGCCCGACTTGGCGTACTGGTCGATGAGGGCCGCGACGATTCCCTTCTCCTTGGCGTCCCACTCACCCTTGGACAGGATGGCCCGCAGGGCAGACGACATCTTCTGACCCCATGCGTGCGTCAGAGCGGATGCCACCTTCGAGCGGTACTTCACGGCCCACAGCGGCAGGCGCGGGGACGAGAGCAGGGTCCGCAGGATGAGCTTGCGGGTACGGGCGTTGTTCGCCTTCTTGAGTCCCAGCTCCTCGGAGCCGAACCGGAAGGCGTCCATCAGCCGCAGCATCCTCGGTGCCGGGAGGCTCTGGATGAGGTGGTACAGGACCGCCCTCTCCATTGCCGGGTTCAGGAACTCCTCCATTGCCCCGTTGCGCGGGGTGGACAGGAGGGCCTTCATCCCGACCTGTACGGAACGGTCCGTGATGCCCGGCAGCGCAAGCAGGACCGCGTAGAGGTCCCGGCTCATCCCCATCAGGTTCATGTGGGATGCCAGCTCGGCCACCTGCTGTTCCTCGCGGGTGTTGTAGTGCGAGGCCCGGCCCATGCTGGTAGTCGCAGCGTCAAGGAACGACGTGACGAACAGTCCGGCCACCTCGGGCGTAGTTTCGCCCTTCGGCTGCCACAGAATGGCATCCGTTCCCACGGTGGTCATCAGAGTCTTTTCAGTCATCACGCACCTCCGGTACAAGGCGCACACCATCCCCAATGATGTGCGCGTCGAGAAAACAGCGGGCAGGGAGCGCATCGGGTTGTGGTAGCTTCACCTGAACCAATACGCTAGTTCCCGCTGGGTCTTCTACTCGACCGCTCGCAGTTCTAAGCCCCTTGGTGGATTTTAGTTCTGCTGGGGAAGAAGCGGGCAGGGGTAACAACGAGGGTTGGTTGTGATACCTGTATCGTTGTCAGAGTTCCCGCGTCAGTGACGTTGGGTCGAGTCGAGCAAGACGGGTGTCAGTGTTTGAAGAATCCGGCTTTGACACCGGGACCTTCGGCTTAGTAGGCCGACGCTCTACACTGAGCTAATCCAGAACCGACAACACAGTTCTCGACTCAAGGCCACTTTTACATGGGTCCAAATCTCGTGTCAAGAACTTTTTTCAAAAAGTTTCTAGGCCAACTCCCCCGACAAATAGGGTAGGAGTGCCATGAGCGTCCAAGTGATAGGCCCCAAGGACTTCCGCCCGCCCCACGCCATCGACACGACTTCGAGGTCGAGAAATTGGAGTCGGGGGCTGAGTCCTTTCTTGGTTGGGCCGGTCCCTCTCTACGAAGGGGCGGTTGTCCCCGAGTCCAAGAACATGGAGAACGCTTGGCAGTTCGCCAAGGTCTACCCGGAGCATGTCGGGGACTTGGGGTTCCCCGACTCTCCCTACTTCGAGTGGGCCAGACGCGGCTGGAAAGACCCTCGTGGCCATCGGCACCCCATGGGTCGCCGCGCCCCCGCCTATTCGTGGTGGGGCGGAGAGAGGCTCGGGTACGTCGAGGCCCGGAAGCGCATCTACATCCCGCTCTACGCGAGGGCCGTGGCCAAGACCGAAGCCTTCTCGCAGCTCCGGGCGTTGTACGTGGAGCGTGGGGAGCTGACTCTCTGGGACTTCGACGGGTACGACTACAGGGCGATGGGGATGAGCTGGAAGGAAGTGCGTGATAACGTGAACAGGCCAATGGGCCACGCCTTCGTGCTGGCCTATTTGTTAGAGGGATTGCGTTGAGCTGGGTGGAGCAGACGTACTGGGTTCTGATGGATGATGGGCGCTTTCAGGCGGTGTCCCCAGACGGGAAGATGGACCTTGCGGGGATTCTGGGGGATGAAGGTGTGAAGGTTGTAAGGGCCACGGTAAAGGAACCCTGCGACACCTGCCACCACATACACATCTGCATGGACAGCATGTGGAATGGAGGCAGGCGAATGGGAGGACCCGAAGGGGCCGCTTCCCTCTCCTCTGTCCACACCTGCAAGTCCTGTAACCAGAAGGTGTTGAATCTGCACGGGGTCCGTGAACGGTTGCTTGTGCCTGACGGGTGCTTACGCTGGGAGAAGACCTTTGGGGCGGCTCTCGATTGCGGGGGCTGTGAGGCGGAGAAGCGGGCGCTTCGGGAGGCTCACCCCCTGTACGCCCAGCAGATGAAGACCAGCGGAGAGGTCCTCAAGGAATTCTTCTCTCCTCAAAAAGAAGGGGAACCCCCTCGGGATTTCCGCAAGGCGGCGGAAGCCATCGTAGGGGGCCTCGAACGCCGCATGACCTTGACTCCTGAGCGGTTGGTGCAGACCCAGCGCGTGCTGGGGCATCTTATTGTGGACATCCGCAGGCGCTTCGAGCTGGACTTCTCCAAGGAGCGGGCTGGTAGGATAATGCAGGAGTGGCTTGAAGCGGTCTACCTCTCGCTTCAGCGCCACCCGGACGACCCCGAGAAGGTGGCCCATGAGTTCGTCCTCGTATTCAACGACACCCCGCCGTTCTCGCAGGCGTGGGTGGAAACAGGTCCGGCGAAAAGGCGCTTCACCGAGCGCATCTGGGCGGGCCTCATCATCAAAGCCCTCCAAGCCGGATGACCGTTTGTCAGGAGCGTGGCTCCCCCGTCCGTAGGTTCCTCTTGGCCCATTGAGCCTTGGCCCGCTCCGACCGAACCCGGCGCTGCTCATCTGTCAGGTTCAGTTTTCGACCCTTCCTTTGTTTGCTCCAACGGGCGCAAAGTTCAGGGGACCATTCGTGGGTGGCCCGCCAGACCTTCGACATCTTGGCTTTTGCCTCCTTCGATTTCGGGACATCCCTTTGGGGGCTGCTACCTTCTCCCTCTCAGCGGGGTCTTCAAAACGCTTCTTGGCCTTCTCGCTGAGGGTCAGGCACGTCTTCTCGAAGTCGGGGTTGTACTGGGCCGAACCCGAGAGGTTCACACATCCGGGTTTCCCGAAGTTCCGGTCGAGCCACTCCTGCTCCATTTGGATGAGGGCCTCGGGGTCGGCTGCGGTAGCGATTACTTCCGGCTCAAATCGGTGGCCGTGTTTGTTGAACACCGACTGCATGAAGTCGTTGGGGTGGTTTCCGCTACGGAGCATCCGGCGATGTCGCTGCCATCTTTCGGGGACGTTTTTCGAGCGGCCCCCGTAGTAGTGGGTGTCCGAAAGGTGGATGACATAAAGGCTTAGTGGGGTAGGATTGTCCATCAGGACCCTCTCCGGTTAGAGGTTCTTGGTCACGCCCCCCGGCCTGCTTGCGACAGGCGCGGGGGGTACACCTGTCGAATCTTATAGGAGGGCTACCAAATGGCACGGGATGAACGGGTGTTTTGGGCCTACGTCATTCAGTCTGAGGTGCCCCGAGGCACCAAGCCCGGTTTCTTCTACGTCGGCTGCACCACCGACCCGGCGCGACGCCTGCGCCATTCAAGAGGACTGGGAGGTTTCCATGAGGGGTCCGAAACCCAAGGATGTTGCGGCCCTTCACCCCGGCAAAGTGGGCTATCTTGGAGGGACCAATGCAGGCGGCCTTGCCCCCGTTTCTGGCGTTTCAGAGCATATTCGGCCCTGAGAGATTCGGAGCGGCTGAAGTAAGGGCCGTACAAAGCCTTAGCTTCCCAAGGTCGATGTTTAGAGGTGTACTTCCCTCCGTTTGGGTTCCCTGACATTCCATTCATATATAGTCCGTTGTGTTCACGGAGCCGCCTTGAGGGGTCTGTTGTCATCCCGACGTAGAAAAAGCCGGGGAGTGGTTGTCCTCTGGCTCCTGTTCGGGGTTTAAGGCTTTGGATGACATAGACCCAATAAAGATTTTTGGGCAGTGCAGGTAGGGTTTTATTGACACAGCCATCTCCTGTGTCCCAACCCCTTTGAATATAGCGGGTTTCTGCTTCCAGTGCCATTTCTTCGCTGGGGTGGGTTTCCACGATTATGAGGTCTGCGGTGGCAAAATCCTTCTTTTGAAGATTGCTGGTGTGCTGGCACCTTGCAACGAGGCTCTTGTGGGCGTTGAAGCGAAGGTCAGCATGACAGGAAGACCCCAAATAGTAGGTACTGTCAGAGAAGTTTATTCGATACACACACCATTGTCTTCTGGCTTCCTTCTTTTGTCTGATGGAGTCAGCGTTGGCCGCATAATAAGCACGGTCGCGGTGCCGGTTTTTCTTTCTGTATTTCTTGATATATTCTTGGTTCTCCCTTCGCCACTTCCGCGCATTCTTTTGTACTTTCTTGGGATTTGCTTCTGCATATTTCCGGGAAGCCTCCCTTTTTTTCTCTGGGTCTTTGTAGTAGCTGCGGTGTCTTTGTGCAGCCACTTTATCCGGGTTGCGTTTTTTCCAATCCCGGTTGTAATCTGCTCGGGCTTTCTTGGTGATTTTTCTATATGCCTTCTCGCATTCTCGGCACTGGCTACGAAGACCATCTTTGCTAGAGGATTTTCGGTTGAACTGAGTTTTTTCTTTACGGGTTTTGCAGCAGGAGCAAACTTTGAAATTTTCCATGCAGGCATCTTACAACCCTCTACGGAGAAATCAAGGGTGGCGGCGGACCCCTGCTGGACACCCGGCTAGAGCCACATGGAGTCCGACAGGAAATAGTGTGGCTCCATCCCCTCGAAGTTGAAGAACAGCACTTCCATGTGAAAGGCCACATTCGGGAAAATATCTATTGGCAGGGCGAGGATGGAGGACAGCTTGGCTCCGCAGTCACGAAGCCATCTCCATCGGTGGCTCCGTAGGCGTTGGTTCAGCCGGAAGCCCATGGGGACGAATATGATGGTCTTGACCTTCGGGGTGCCCAGCCCAAATATCCGCCGCAGGAAAAGCTCTGGTAACAGCTTCCTCTTGAACTCCTTGTGGGTGTCGTTGAAAGGGGGGTTGCAAATCACGAGGTCCGTGGGTTGGATGGGCAACTGAAGGGTTAGAACATCCCCGTGCAGAAACTCGTAGGGGTAGTCACAGGCCATTCTGTCAACACCGATACGCTTGTGGCCCTCGAAGGGGATACTCAAGTTACCGGAATTGCAGCCCAAGTCCCACACAGCCCCGAACTGCTGGTCCTTTACCAGTGAGTAGATGTACTCGCAAAGCCGGGGGTTGGTCAAGATGGTGGATTCCTTGGCGGCATCCGAGTCCCAATTAGTGACATCCATGTAGGACTGCTTCATGAAAGTATTTTACCCGGTTGTCTCTTTATACTTTCCACAGATAGGGCGCAAGCCCCTCGGCGGAGGTGCCACATGCAATCGAAGATTTGGGATTGGGTTCGATGGGGGTTGTCCGTTCTGGTCATCCCTGTCGCTCTTTGGGGCCTCTCCCTCGACAGGAAGATGGTTGTCATGGAAACAACTATCACGACCATCAAGGCCGACCACCAGAAAGACATAGACCGGCTGGAACAGGACCTCAAGGATGCCAAGAACATCAACAAGGATGTCAAGGCCAACAACGACGCACTTATCAAGCTCGCTACCCAGATGGAGGGAGTGAGTGGATACCTCAAGGACATCAAGGAGCTGCTGTATGTTCGACCTCGGTAACTGGGTCGCAGCAGGGGTGGCCGCAGGTCTGGTCTTGCTGATGAGTTGCGCGAAGACAGCCCCGGAGACGGCTGCTGTCCCCGTTGATGCGGCACCGCCTTCGCCCCCGGAACCCGCCGAGGAGCAGGTGAACCTCGCCGTTCAGCAGCAAGTCATCGAGACACAACAGCGGCAGTCGGACGACTTGGCCAACGAAGTCGCGGAAATCCGTTGGCAGCTCATCGAGGACCGCTACATCCGCCTCAATACCGAGGCCGAGAGACGCCACTGGGAGGAGCGCCCGCCGGAGGAGGACTCCCCGGCTTGGGATAGGTATCAGGAGTGGCTCTACATTCGTGAAAACACCAAGGAATTGAAGGCCGCCCCGGAGGCCAATCTCACCAAGAAAAAGGTCGTCAAGAAGAGGGCCATCAGGAAGTCAGTGGACATGAAGGTGGGTGGCTTGCGTGACAGGGGCGGAGAGGCAGCAGCAGAGGTCAGGGCCAAGAAGGCTAGGGCGTACAAGCCGGTGTGGAAGAAATGAAGAAGACGGCAGCACGGTCGCGGGTCTATGAGTACGTGGACGGGGATGGGAATACCTACTGGTCCCTCACGAAGAGCCAAAACATCATCTCTCCCCCGACTCGACTTGTGCTGCAAGATAGAAAGGGGGAACACCCCATGCGGTTCATCACCAGACTCCGGCAGACCATCACCGCCATCCTGACCGACTCATTGCCTGAAGATGATGGGTAGTGTATCGGGTGGACCTACACGAGGAGTAGATGATGGACCCGAAGCCCCAGAACGAAGAAGACAAGAAGGTGGCAGAGGCAACAGAAGCCCCTGTCGAGACGGAAACCCCTCCCGAGGAGGAACCCAAGGCCACGGCGAGTCAGCCGGACGCCCCGGACAGTGGTCCCGCCAAGGACGGCCCCGAGCCGAGCATGGCCGGTCCCGAGGAATCCGCAGCCGAAAAGGACACCCCGGAGGTTCCCCCGAATCCGAACTTCATGGGGACCATGGAGCCGGGCGAACTGGCCATGATGACCACCCTCCGGCAGCAGACGCGGAAGATTCAGAACGACATCGGCGGGATGGAAATCCAGAAGGCACGGCTCATCGGGAATCTGTCGGGCGTGGAAGCCCAGCTCGACAACCACCTGAACATGGTCGGCCAGCGCCTCGGCGTGCCGCAGGGAACCCAGTTCCAAGTCACGCAGGACGGGCAATGCTACCGGATGCCCCCACAGGGCATGGGCAATTTCCCCGGCCTTCAGATGGTGCCTCCCGGACCCGGCGCTCGTGCGCCCCAGCCCCCACCCCCTGCGCCGCCCGCAGACGCAGCGGAGAAGAAGCCGGAGGAGTCCCCCGAGGCGGGGAAGTAGGAGGAATGATTGAGCCACGGATGGGAACCCGGAGCAACGGACCAGCCGCGTCCCCCGCAAAACGGGACCGTGGTAAGCCCGTATCTCCCCGGAGTTCTCGACCTCCGGTGGGATGACCCTTCGATTCTGAGGGGGAACTCCGTCTACACGGTAGTCGGGGTCAACATCTACCGTTCCGATGTCTCGGACCGTGGCCCCTTCTACCGCATCAACGACTTCCCCGTCGGCAGCACCTTCTGGCGTGACCAGACCGAAAACGTCTTCATCGACCGCGAGGTCGTGAGCTGGGCCACCGGGTGGAAGTTCAAGGGCGACGCCCCGAATAGCAGGGAGTGGACCCTTCGCACCCAGTACCCCATCGTCAAAAGGTACGACTCCGCCCCTTACCAGAAGCCCACAGCCGCCGACGCCATCACGGATGTCGCGCTTTACATCGACGGGGTGCAGGTCGAGGTGGACCGGGTGTTCGGGCCATCCGGGGAAGTGACGCTCATCAACAACCCGTACTTCGATGTGGCCACGGAGCGGATGATTCCGCCGGTCATCCCGAGCGAGACTTCCCTCGTCGAGGTGTCCTACTACGCCAATCGGAACCATGTGCAGTCGGGGCTGGACCTCAATCTGTTCTACCGGCTGACCACCGTGGCGCTGGACTCCGAAACCCCCAGCGGCTACACGGAGACGGAACTCGCCATGTGCGAGCCGTTCTCGACCGTGGAGGTGGAGCGTCTCGATTACATCTGGAAGGAGGCCATCCGTCGGAACCACTGGATTCTTCAGCAGGGCGGCGAGCGGGTCAAAATCTTCATCTGCCGGACGGCAGGGGTTCCATGCTCCTGCTCCATCGACCCCCGCACGCGGGAATTCCTGAAGCAGCCCGCGAATAACTGCCTGACCTGTTTCGGGACCGGGTACGTCGGGGGTTACGAGGGGCCGTTCGACACCATCGTCGCGCCGGACGACGCCGAGCGCAGAATCGCCCAGACGCCATGGGGCCGCCGCAAGGAACACACCTACGAGGTGTTCATGACCAACTCGCCGGTCGTGACCCAGCGGGACTTCATCGTCAAGCAGACGAACGAACGCTACTCCATCGGAGCAGTCCGGCGGCCCACGAACCGAGGCAACCTGCTTCAGCAGCATTTCAACATCGGCTATCTCGACGAGGGGGACATCCGGTATCAGGTTCCCATCGACGGCGTGGCCCAGCTCGTTTGGCCGCAGACCCGGTACGGATTCCGTCCGGCCCCGCACATCTCGGTGGACGGTGACGACTACCGGCAGCCTTCGACGATGCCGACGCGGCCCCCATACCCCGAAGGCCCGGAGATGCAGAACCCGATGCAGACCGACAAGGCCGGGTGGGACAAGAGCGTGGAGCAGCGTGGCCGCACGCCCGTCTGGGAAAACCAGAACGAGTGAGGCGGCATGGCCAAGGCAAAACTCAAGCGTGTTCGAGGAACCTACGGGAAGCCATGGTCCCGCCTCACTTCACTTCCCGTCACCAAGGAGTTGCTGACCCAGCTCGGGGAGTGCATCGTCAGAATCTTCGTGGAAGAAGCCACGAAGGACTTTGCCAAGCGAGGCTGGTCCCCGCGTGACCCCATGGGCGGCCCGGACATCGGAAAGTCCTTCTCCTTCAACATCCGGGGTGCAAGCACTCTCGAAATCACGTCCACCTTCTACGGGCTGCCCGAGCTGGTGGAGGGGGACATCCCTGAACGGAAGATGGTCTGGCTCACACAGGAGGCCAAGCAGCGGCACAAGAGCAGGTACAAGATAACCGAGACGGAACGGCGTCAGAGGGCGGCCAAGAGGGCCGCAGCCGCCCGCAAGCTCAAGACCGGGCAGTTCCAGCGGGGGACCGAGCGGCGGTCGCTGGTGGTCCCCATGACCGGCAAGGGCGGGCAGGTCATCTTTCGCACTGCGCCGCTCAAAACCAGCGACGCATGGATTCATCCCGCCATCGCCAAGTTCACTTTCGCCCGACGGGCCATTGACAAGGCAAAGAAGGAGTGTGTCGATATACTGGTCGAGGCCGCCTTGCAGGCTTACGCCGAGGGGGACGCATCATCTTGAGGGAAGCCCGACTCACCTGCCGCACCCAGTCCTACCATGTGAAGGACATGCGCCTGAACATGGTCCGGGGCGAGGTTGTCTGGTGTTCGATGGAAGAGGCAGAGGCTTCGAGCGATTTGATGGTCGCTCGAAGGGCCAAGGCCATCGAGGTGGTCTTTATAGAGAGGACCCGCCAAGAACGCGAATTAGCTCCGGCTCGGCCCGCGCCCGATGTCTTGCCTAAGTCCTCGAAATCTATATGGAATCCCCCTCCCAGCCGGGGCACGGAGATGCCAACCAAAATCGACGCAGAGGACCTGCTTCGACGGCTGGGTCCGAACCTCCTGACCCGCGAGCAGGTGGCCGAGCTGATTCAGCAGCACTTCGCGGACTTCAAGGGCGACATCGGGGCGCTCCTGCGGGAGATTCTGGCCGGGCTGACACTGCCGCAGGCGGCCCCGGTGGGTACAGTGGGGGAGAAGGTCGGCGGTGATGAGCCTATGTTCATCCCTGAACAGATAATGGGTGACGCCAAGGCCACCATCACCGTGCAGGAAGAGGAAACTTCCGGTGACGGAGTGGATGCCGCTGCGGACGCCCTGAGAAAAGCTCGGCAAGGAGACAAGACATGAAGCACAGACCACCAGCACCGGCTCCGGCAGAAGCCGCCCCAGCCCCAGCAGTGTTGCCCGGCATCGGGCTTGACATCGGAACCATGAATTTGGTGTCTGCCCGGCGCGGCCCCAAGGGCGTCGTGACCAAGCGGATGCGCGACCTGTTCATCGACCTGCCCCTGAGCGCGAGGAAGATGCTGAAGCTCTCCAAGGCCAGCAGCTACGTGGAGCGCGAGGACGATGTGGTCATCCTCGGGGACGCCGCGTTGGAGACAGCCAACGTCTTCGGGAAGGAGCCACGACGCCCTCTGAAGGCGGGCCTCATCTCACCGGACGAGTCACAGAGCCTCGAAATCCTCGGCCTCCTCATCAAGGAGGTTCTGGGCAAGCCCGTGGTCGAGAACGAGGTCTGCTACTTCAGCGTTCCGGCGGAACCCATCGACCAGCCCGAGAAGGACATCATCTATCATCGGGCCGTGTTCGAGCGCATCGTCAAGGAGTGTGGGTACAAAGGCACCCCCTCGAACGAGGGCATGGGCATCATCTACTCGGAGACGGCCAAGGACCAGTTCTCGGGCATTGCCCTGAGCTTCGGGTCCGGCATGACCAACGTCGCCCTCGCCATCAACACCATCGAGGGACTCACGTTCTCGGTCGCTCGCTGCTTGGCTGAGGGTTTCCCGGTGGTAACGAGACAAGGAGTCACTCGGATAGAGGGTGTATCAGAAGGGGATGAAGTGCTTGATGCCTTCGGTAAGTTCGTTAAGGTGCGGGAAAAACTGGATAACGGACAACGCACGGAGTTGGTTGAAGTAAAGTTGGAGAACCTTCCCGCATTTCCCCATCAAATGACTCCTGACCATCAGGTCTTCGTGAGACGGCGATTTGGATGGGTGTGGGTGAAGGCCGAGAATCTGGTCCCCGGTGATGAGGTGGGTATCCCAACTATTCAGGCAGAACGGGACAGCGGGTCATGCTACTATTTTGGACGGGAGGGCAGTGATAATATCACCGTGGCAGGGGCTAGGAATTTAGGTCGATTTTTCGGAGTTTTTTTGGGGGATGGTTCCTGCGGGGGTTCAGCAAAGGATGGCCCCCGTTATGTGCAGATTGCCTTCAATCGCCGGGACCAACATCTTGTCGAGAAGTATGCCGAGGTCTGTAATATTTTGTTCCACCGAAAAGTCGAGGTCGTGGATGCTGTGGATGAAAACATTACTCGGCTGAAATTGCATGTTACTCCGGTTGCACGGCATCTGCATGAGCGGTTCTATAACGGGAATTGTGAGAAGACATTTCCTCTTGAACTATCAAAGGTTTCTAACCAGACAGCACTCGGCATCCTTGAAGGGTTGTTTGATAGTGATGGGCACGAAGAACCCAAACGACTTACGCTCACCAACACCTCGCTTTCTGTGGTGATGTTAGCCCACCACATCTTGAATAGATTTGGGGTTGCTCACAGTATTTCGCGGCGTCCCCCACGTTTGGGGGGTGTGAACTCACGGGGGGTTCGCATTGAGGGTCGAAAGGATGTCTATGAAGTCCGTGTCCAAGGACACATTGCTGCAACAAAACTCAAGACTTTGTTGACTGTTGAGGGTCATCAAATATTCGACAAATTTTCTGATTTTATGGTTTATCGAGTGGTTTCTGCCGAGACAGTGAACGCTACGGTCCGGGTCTACGACCTTCGGGTGGCTTCTAATCACCATTCGTTTGCATCACCCGGCATGGTTGTTCACAACTGCGGGGACTGGATTGACAGAGGTGCCGCTCAGTCCACCGGGACCACACAGGCTCGTGCCTGCGCCACTAAGGAGAAGGGCATCGACCTCACCAAGCCCAACGGTCGGCTGGAAGAGGCCATCGTGTTCTACTACCGGGCGCTGGGCAACTACGTCCTCGACCAGATTGCGGACCGCTTCAAGGCCATCGCGGACCAGTTCTCGCTCTCGAAGCCCATCCCGCTGGTGGTGTCCGGTGGCACGAGCAAGGTCGGGGGCTTCATGCCCTTCTTCACCGAGCTGTTCGAGGAGCGCCGCAAGCGGTTCCCCATCGAAATCTCGGACATCCGGCACGCGGCGCAGCCGTTGAATGCGGTCGCGCTCGGAATGCTGGTGCAGGCGACCACGGGGGACTGATGAAGTGGACACGGGACATGGAGGACGACTTGTGGGTCTTCCATGGGATTGCCCCGTCCGACCCGGCACCCGAGGAACCCAAGGAGCCACCGGAGGAGACTGAAGATGAGGAGTCGTGAGTACAGGGTGGTCCGGGTCGGGGACCAGTATTACCTTCAGTTCAAGAGTTGGTTCCACTGGCACTTTGCCTGCGGATACCACCGGGGCGCTCCGGGCCAGTTCAACTACCAGTACGACAAGTCCGCCAACCCGTTCTTCCCTGCGGATTCCACCTTGAGGGGCATCGAGCAAGAACGCCAACACCCAACCCTTCCGAGGGTCAGGGTGTGGAACGCCCGGCGGCTGCGCCCGAAACGGCCCGGCCCGATTGCGGAGATATTCGAGATTCAGGACATCAAGAAGGCGGTGGCCGAGCATCGGAAGGTGGAGCGCCCAGCAACCGAGCCGTACCCGCTCGTCCGTGACCTCCGGGCTTTGATGGTAGGGGCGTAATGTACTTCCAGCTCACAGAGGCAAGGGCGTAAATGGCTGTCCGCACACATCCTTTGTTGGGCAAGGAAGTCCTTGTGCATCTTTACTTCGAGGAAGGAATATCCCTGCGGGGGATAGCCCAGCACACTGGTACAAACTATCGGTTGGTTCGGGATTCTTTCCGAGCTTGCGGGTTGAACTGGAAAAGTAAGTCTGAGGCCAGACGGGGGCGCAAATGGGATGAAGATACCAAGGCTAAGATTGCCGCCGCTCATCTGGGACAACATGATGCACCAGAGGTGGCAGAAAAGAAGCGGATATTTCTCAAAACTGCTGGGGGCCGAGGATGGAATAAGGGGCTGACCTCCCACTCCGATGAAAGGGTGGCCCGACAGAGGGCTGCTGCTGTGAAGGTCATGCGTACCCCAGAATGGCGGGAACGACGCTCTCGCCAAACAGCGGCGAGGATTCGCAAGGGGGGCTACTGGGAGCGGGGGTACTGTGACACTTCCAAGGAAGGCCGCCTCTATTATATGTCTGGGTGGGAACAGCGTCGGTGGTTAGAGTTGGACGGAGATTCAGAGGTTACGTCTTTCACTCGGCATCCTTGTCAGGTGCCTTATCTTTGGGAGGGTGTCCAACATCTGTACCTTCCAGATGTTCTTATCCAGTACCGAGACGGGACCAAAGTGTTGGAAGAAATAAAGCCCTATTTAGTTGCACAAGACGCCCGCAAGAAGGAGAACAGATTAGCTGCAAAACTTGTCGCAGGACGAGCTTATGCTCTGGCACGGGGCTGGGTGTGGCGTATGTTCTCGTATGATGGGGAAGGGGGTGGGCCATTTATTTTCAGCTAACGGAAGCCATGAAGCGGCGCTTCATCCACGAGCTGCGCCAATACTGGCAGTTCGACCCCAAGTTCCGGGACATCGTGGACTCCATTCAGGGGAAATTCTCCTTCGAGGAGCGGCCCCAGCGTGGCATCGTGGTGAAGGCTTCCGGCGGCAGCCGGGTGGACCTCTCCGCCGACAACTACGTGGGGATGATTCACAGCTTCCCCTTCCTGACCAAAGTCGCCCAGTACCCCGGCGTGGCTATCGAGTGGGTCCGCGAGGACGCGGTGGCCATCCAGAAGAACAACGGGATATTCCCCTCGTTGCCCGGCGTCTACTTCATCGAGCTGACCGAGGACACCGAATACTACGTGGACCCCCTCTACGACGTGCAGGGGGAGATTGTCCTGATGTCGGACACCGTGACAGGGCAGCTTCAGAACGCACCTCTTACCGGGACGCTCTGCCTGTTCGAGATGCCCGCAGGCTACCAGTTGTTCGAGGGGACCAACTACACCTTGACTCTGGACGCCCAAGGCAAGCCCACGGGAGAAATCATCTTGGTGCAGCCCTTGACGGGAGGCCGCTCCCTGTCGGCGGACTATCGTCATCCCGGTGTGAGCCAAGGCCCCATCACCCTGTACCCCGGCTACGCCAACAACAAAGTCATCCCCGGCGTGGTGCTGGCGTTCGGGCGCAAGAACGAGAAGGGCGACCGCATGGCTGTCGTGGTCCAGAACCGGCGGCTGCCGTCAGCTCTGGAATACGGGGGCAAGTGGCAGCTCTCCATGGAAGTCGAGGTGATGGCCCGCGATGTGTATGACCAGATGCAACTGCTGGACGAGTCCGTCATCTACATCTGGGGAGTCCTGCGGTCCTACTTGGCCGACGAGGGCATCCACATCATCGACATCTCCCTCGGCGGCGAGGCCGAGGAGGTCTACGACGAGACAGGGGACGACTACTTCTACACGGGCAATTTCTCTCTCACGGTCGAAACGGAATGGTCCATCCATGTCCCCCTGAACGTGAAGATGCGGAGGGCGGCCCCGCTCACCCAGCAGCAGGCACAGCTCATGGCCGCCATGACCGATACCGAGGTAGCCCAGCAGCAGAACGACATCAGGATGCTGGAAGACCTTGGCCTAGAGCGGCTCTCTGACCCGTATTTCAGCGAGCGGATACGCACCTACGAGGTGATTCGGTGACGCCCATTCATGCCGCATCGGTTGGGCCGATGCTGGTCAGACAGCGAGGATGTGATGCCAACGTACACCTACCAATGTGAGTGCGGGGTTCGGTTCGAGAAGACCACCCGCATGGAGGACCACGACAAGCCTGCCAAATGCCCCGACAGTACGTGCGGGAAGATGGCCCCTCGGGCCGTCCCGGATGACGTGGGCGGAGTGTTCAAGCAGGGAGGTGACGGGTCGCCGCTGCCCCAGAACACGGGCCTCTCGAAGGACGTGGACACCGACCGGGTTATCGGGGAATCCGCCGAGCAGGGTTGGGAAGCGCAGAAGGCCCGCGACGAGGAGAAGCGCCGCATTGCGACGGAGGAGGGAGTGGGCGGAGCCGACCTTTCCATGAAGCCGGACCGCAGTGGCTACAACGTCCTGAAACCCGAGGAAAAGGGCGTCCATGAGCGGGCGCTCGACATCCACGGGAAGGCCATGAAGAAGCGCGAGGAAGTTCTGGGTGACAAAAAGAAGAAGCCGACCGGGGTTCAATAATGAGCTGATAAACCCCATGTTACAGAGGAAGGAGACTTCCTTTCCAGACCTCCGGGTCAGGTGTGATGTGGATGAACAGGCGAACTAACATCCTTTCTTGAGCTGCTTTTCCGCCCTTGCGGGCCGGTCAGATGTGGACTCGACACACACGACGGACAGCGATGTTGTACTGACTCGCTTGACGGCGACCGACTTGAGAGGTGTTACATGAGTTTTCTCCGCGAAGCATACGCGCCCCCCAGTGTCTACACGAGGACCAACTTCGACAGCCCTCTTGGGCAGGCTCTCGAAGCCCTGAAAATCCCCGTGTTCATCGGGGAGGGCAGCGAGGACCTCATCCAGACGGACTTGGAGGTCGTGCGTGGCTCCTCGTCCACGGTGGACCAGCGTCGCGTCGATGAAGACGAGACGGGTCGCGCCGTAGTCAGCATCTCCGCGACCGGAGTGGTGACGCGAGGCAGCTTCGACGGGTCGCTGGACAGGTTCCAAGTCCAGCACTTCCCCATCGTGACCGGGGACGGCACCGGCACGACGAGCAACAGCCGGACCGACGTGAGCGTCACCATCAACGGCCAGCCCATCGTGGTCCGGGCGGTGACGGGCGCGACCGGCATCGTGCAGCTCGCGCAGGCACCCAAGGCGACCGACGAGGTACTCTGCACCTACTACTTCAACCGGACGGACACCCTCATCACCGATGACCTGTCCGAGCAGGTGGACCCCGACACGGCGGTCGTGCGGGCGGGCTTCGGCCTGTTCGACAGTGACTCCCCCGGAAGTGTCGGCGGAGCCGGTGGCGGAGCGGAGACGCTCGACATCCACGGCGACATCACGGACGCGAACGGCGCAGTCGTCGTCGAGAACAACAACACCCTGAACCTCGTGGTCGATGGGGTGGACGCCCAAATCATCATCCCGCCGCGCAGCGACTACAAGATGTCTCAGGTGGCCTCGGCCATCACGGCAGCCGCGAAGGGAACCCTCGAAGGCAACACCTTCATCAACCACCTCGGCCAGTCCACCCTGATGCTCGTGTCGGACCACAGCATCGTGGTGAACGAGGGGACGGCGAACGGCATCCTCGGGCTGCTCACCGGGCAGGCCGACACCCGCGTCGCCACCTTCTACACCTTCCAAGGCCCAATCGTGACCGGCGACAACGGCGGTGTCACCACGACCGACCCCAGCCACGTCACCGTCAAGGTGGACGGTGTGCAGGTCATCCCGACCTCCGTGGACGGCGCGAGCCGGGCCGTGACGCTGCCCGTAGCCCCCAAGGCGGGCGCGACCGTGGCCATCACGTACTACTTCAATTCGTGGCAGGACACCTTCGACTACCTCGCCCACGTCGGCGTCCAGAGCGTGACGCGGTGCGGAGATGTCCCCGGAGGCTCCGGCTACGTGCAGGGTGCGGACTTCATCCTTCAGGACGACAAGATTCTGTGGGGGACCGCCTCCACAGTCGAGAGCGGTGTTCACTCCACCGGCTCCCAGTATTTCGGGGAGCGGCAGGTCACGCTGTCCCTCATCGACAACCGGACCTTCCTGTCCGCCTGCACGGCGGTCACGACTGCCTCCGGTGGTGTCTCCGTGGCAAGCACACGGGATTTCCAGCTCCCCTTCAGCCCGACCCTCGGGAACGGCAGGAACACCCCGCTGGGGACCAGCCTGTACCAGACGGTCGCCAACGGACGCATCGACGTGGCGGTCAACCGCCCGGATGTGGTCTGGGCCTACTGGGGCTGGAACGAGCAGGACGCGCTGGACCGTGGACAAGTGGAAGTCCTCAAGGTCGAGGGCAACGTCATCTCCCTCGGAGAGGATGTTCCCGTCGGCGCGACGGTCTACGCGACCTTCTACTACAACCAAATCGTGGACGAGGAGTACACCCTGACGTGCATCAACCCCGGCTTGTCCGGGACCGGCACCTACGGGGTGGCCAAGGAAGACGCCACGTCGCTGTACGGTGCCTTCTTCGACACCACGACCAAGGGAGCGCAGCTCACGGGCGTCCCCATCGAGTTCCCCTCCGGCTCCGAGCTGACCCCGGACCTCCGCTACGAGACGGTATCCGGCAGTGACTTTGACGGGCCGGTCGAGGAAATCGTCACGGTCCAGTTCGCCGCCAAGGTGGCTACGCTGGCCAAGTACACCGTGCCGGGCTACGGCCCCTACAAGTTCATCCCGACGTACTCGGACCACCTCGCCGTCCGTGTGAGGGCGGTTTCCATCGCGGGGACGGCTGGCCTCGACCTCATGAACCCCTCCGGTCACGACGCAGGCTTCTTCGCTTCCCTCGTGGGCGCGGAAATCGACTACGACGGTAGCGGTCTGGGTGTGGCGGGCGAGTCCTACCAAATCACCACCACGCAAGAGCTGGTCCTCGAAGTGGACGACGCGGACGTGGAAGTCTCCACCGGCACTTCGGGTGGTGTGGCCGTGGACATCGGCTTCTTCTCGGACGCCATCAACGAGGCGGCCTCGGGTCACCAGTCCACGGCGGCTGGCGGTGGTGCGGCAGCCATCATTCTGAACGCGGCGGCCCGACGTGACGTTCTGAACGGCTACGTCGGCTGGCGTGTCGTCATCGGCAACGGGGCGGCGCTGGCCACGGCAGGCCAGTTCGCCACGGTCACGGCCTACAACCCGACCACGGGCGAATGCACCATGGACGGCAACTGGGCAGGTGGCGCGGTCGGCGCGGGCGACCCCTACTACATCTACAACCCGGACGCCCGGTCGAGCATGGCGACTGCCACGGCCTTCAACGGTCCTGTGACGCTGGCCAACAACATGCACGACAAGCTCCGCATCGCCTACACGGGCGATGTGTCCGGCCTGCTCACCTTCGAGGCGGACCTCGGGAATGGACCCTTCGCCACCCCGGCGGCGCTGGCAACCGAAGTGGCGGCTCAAATCGCCACGGTGGTCGCGCTGGGTGTCGTCGGCAGTCCGAACCACGCGGGCCTCGCCGTCGAGGTTGTGGCCAACGCGGACGCGGCGCTGGAATTCCGTCTTCAGCTTCCCGGCCTCGACAGCATGGGCTACATTCAGTTCATCGACGCGGCAGGCGGCGCTGCTGTGGACTTCGCGGTCTTGGCCGGACTCGACACGGGTACGACCAACGGCCCACAGGCAGCTCTGCTGCAATGCCCCGTCGCCCGGACCTACGAAGTGCCGGGTGCAATCGGCATCGGCCAGAAGCCCTACGACCGGCTCATCCTCCGCAACCGGCTCCTGCCGGGCCACTCGGGGAGCATGGCCGCCCAGAACGCCCTCTCCCAGACGAAGCTGGAAGTGAAGGTCGGCAACGACCTCGCCGGTATCGAAACCGGGGATTACGGGACCGCAGGCATCGTGGCCACCGTCATCCCCGCCACGACCTCGGGCGAGGTCGGACTGTTGGGCGGCATGGACGCCTCGGCAGAGCCGCAGGTCACGTTCTACGATGGCTCCGGCACGCGGCCCGCGAACGACGAATTCAGCTTCGAGCTGGACGGCAATCCGGTCACGGTGGCTTTCACCTCGACCGATACCGGGACGGTAACGCCTCTCGGCCCGGCTTCGGGCGCGAGCAACGGCTCCATCCTCGACCAAATCATCGACGCGATGGCGGCGGTGCCGGGAACCCCGTGGGGGAACGCGGCGGCCATCTTCGCGCTGGGCATCGTCTGGCAGGAAGGCGCGGGCCTTCGGCTCCACAGCCAGATGAACGACACCACGAGCCGTATCACCATCGGTCAGGGGAGCGCAAACAGCCTCCTCGGGTTCTCCGGTGGCACCGTGGCTGTGCGGACCGAAGTGGCTCCTCGTGTGCTGGCCTCCGCCCTCATGGGCAACCAGAACCCGGCGTCCTTCGCCAACTGGATGTTCAACGTCAACGCGGCCCTGACCAGTGTCTTCGCCAACGTCGCCATCGCCTCGGTCATCGACGACGCGGCGGGTCAGGAATACCTCTACATGCAGGATGCGCCGGTCCTCCCGGCCAACCTCGGGGCGTCTTCTTCCATCGGCCTGTTCGACACCTTCCAGAGCATTGCCAATGCCCTGCGGTACGACACGGGACTGGATGCGGAGTCCGGGGACGGTGCGGTGGGCGAGGCATCCCTCAACGGGTTCTTCGTCACCTCCTCCAACCCGAACGGCTCCGGGTCGAAGAACGACTCGGTGCTGAACGACGGAGTGGGCGCGGACGGCATGGTCGGGCAGACCTATCGGGACGTGGTGACGGGCCTCACCTTCACCATCCTGCCGAGGGGCTGGTCCACCAACCAGCACGGACCGTGGGTGGCCTACCCGGTCGGACCCAACGCGACGTTCCGGTTCAACTGCACCAAGACGTTCACCACGGACGCCAACATTCCGCACAACGCCATGCCGGGCGTCGAGATGCGGGTGGCCAACACGGAGAGCGTGGCGGTCGGTGACACGGCCATCGCCACTTCCTACCCCCGTGGAGGGAATGAGCCGTCGATTGGCGACCTCTACTACACCACCTACGTCTACCAGAAGCAGGACTTCGCGGTTTCGTTCTACACGAAGCTCTCGGCCATCGAGCAGAACTTCGGGCCGTCCACCCCGGACTACCCCGTGTCGCTGGCCGCGAACCTCTGTATCCTCAACGGCGCGGTCCTCATCGGTATCAAGCAGGTGTTGAAGGCGACGGATTCACAGCAGGCGAGTCTCGCCAGCTACCGGGCGGCCATCGAAGACCTCGAAGGCGTGCTGCCCGGACAGGTACTCCCCGACATCATCACGCCGCTGCGTGGCGACTCGACGGAGCTGTACCAGATTCTCAAGCGGTCGGACGCCATCCAGTCCAGCATCCGGTACAAGGCCGAGCGGACCTCCATCGTGGGCGTCAGCGCCGGGACCACTCCCGAAGGCGTGCAGCTCATGGCGCAGGCGCTCGGGGACACCCGGATGAGGGTCGTGTACCCGGACATGGCGACCGTCTCCATCGTGGACCAGTTCAACAACATCAGCGAGGAACTCATCGACGGCACCTACATCGCGGCGGCAATGGCCGGGTCGGTGTCCAGCCCGAACCTCGACGTGGCGACCCCGTGGACGGGTCGTCGGCTGGTCGGCTTCACCCAGCTCGGGCGTGTCCTCGACGCAGTGGAACAGAACCAGATTGCCGTCAAGGGTGTCACGGTCATGGAGGACCGCTCCCCGTTCCTGCGGGTGCGCCATGGCCTGTCCACCGACATGAGCAACATCCTGACCAAGACCCCGACGGTCATCATGATTGCCGACCAAGTGCAACAGCAGTCCCGCGTGACGCTGGACAGCTTCGTCGGCATCAAGTTCATTCCCGGTGTCCTGTCACAGGTCGAGGGTCGGCTGGCCATGATGCTCAAGGCGTTCGTCAAGGCACAAATCATCAGCGCGTACACGGGTGTCAAGGCGACGGTGGATGCGGATGACCCGACGGTGGCGAATGTCGAGGCGTTCTACAGCCCGGTGTTCCCGCTGCTCTACCTCATCTTGGCGTTCCACCTCCGGTCAAGTTTGTAGGGCAGTATACACAGTATCACCCTTCTGGCAAGTAATCCTTGACAACTTCTTACGGAGTTCTTAATCTAAACCCGTAAGGAGGCCGTCAATGATTCAATGTCCTTTCTGTCCCCATCAGGCTATTAATCAACGTGGTCTTGCCACTCATTTCAGGCACCAGTCCGATACACATCCTGACTACCAGAAGTGGCGGGAAGACCAGAGATGGGCAGGCAAGACAGAGGACGATGACTTCGTGGTTTGCCGGGTGTGCGGGCATAAGGCGGCAACGCTGGCTCGACACCTGAAAGCCGCGCACGGAATCACTGCGGATGTCTACAGGGCCGAGTACGGCCCTGATGTACTGATACGTCCATCCAAAGTGACTGCTAAACGAAGTGCTGCTATTCGGAACCGACAAGGTGGGTTCGGCAAGGGCGCAACCAAGGTGGTTGAGTGTCCAGAGTGCCACACACCCCATGAGGTTTCCAAGTTCCTTGTTCTTGGGATACACGACCCCCGATGCCCTGATTGCAAGCAGAAAGCAGAAAACGCCCGGTGGGAAGGTAAGACAGAACCCGAGGACTACGTGACCTGCCTCGATTGCGGTCATCGGGCGGAGAACCTGACATCCCACATCCGACACGCCCATCCTGATTACCGGGCAAGACACCCAAAGGCTTCGATAGTTGCCTTGAATTCAGCGGTACGGGACAAGTCCACATTGCAGGGTCGGGTTCTTTCTGACGGGACCAAGCAGAAGATGTCCGAGAACGCGGGACGTTGGAACGCTGGTTTGACCAAAGAAACTGATGCACGGATAGCAGCCGGGGCGGAGAAGATGCAAGGCAAGGTTCCATGGGCAAAGGGACATACGGCGCAGGAAGACCCTCGGCTGGCAGAGACAGCCCGCAAGCTCAAGTTCTACGTAGGGGAGAATCGCCCATGGGATAACGGGCTGGCTGCCAATTTGACGCTCAAGGATTTCGAGCCTTTTATGGACGTTGAAGGTCGGGTAGACCACCAAAAAGTGGTCGAGGCCACGGGGGTTTCTTGGAAGACGGTGCGGGGTTACATTGCAGACCTTGGGCTGGCCCAGACGAAACGGTACAAAGAAGAAGCCGCAGAAAGCCAAACCGTCCGACTTGCTAAGGAAACCTTGGAGCAATTCAAACTGGGTAACGGCAAGGTGAGTATTGGCAAGGCCATGTCGGTTACAGGACACACTTTCGGGGTCATAAAACGGGAGTGCCGACGACACGGCCTGCCCACCTTTCACAGGCACATCAGACAAACGCTTTGTTTGGACGCGGTGTCGGCAGCCTTGGGGGACATCCCCTACCGGATGGAATGGGAGTCTTTGAGGTTTGTGAACCCACCGACAGGGCATCGTTTCCGATTCGACGGGTACTTCCTCGACATTGGTCTTATTGTCGAGTTCCAAGGTCATCAGCACTACACCTTCCCCAACGCCTTCATGGTGAATGAGTCCTATTTGCCCGAATACGAGGCCCTTCGGGAACGTGACCGGATTAAGAAATCCCTTATCGAGGCAGCTCCCGACCTGACCTACTTTGAGGTCCGCGAGGACGAGCCTTACACAGATGCCATGTACCTGCGAGGAAGACTCACCCAGTTAGGTGTTTCACCCCCGTCTTCGGTATCTCATTTATAGGACATCCTTAATAGATGTAGCGAGTTCGGGAGGGTCGTTCTTTGTGACGACCCCTCCCGCTTACATTCAGGGGAGTCCAGATGCTTGTCTACCAGTGGGGGTCGCTTGCCAAAGAGGCCCGGCGTGTGGAGGTATCCCCTGTGGATGACCTCGACCAGTACATGACGGGGCTGCTGGCGGGTTTCCTCCTCCCCTACCCGGCCATCTGGAACTCCCTCGGGGTGGAACGCAATGACGTGAGGCACTCGCTCCATGTCACGCCCCGCAAGGGCATCATTAATTTCACGGCTCCCAAGGCGAAGGCCAAAATCAAGGTGGAGGTATCCCCGAACGGGACGCACACCGTGACCGGCACCGCCTACGGGGTCAAGCTCAACCAGCGGTTCAAGTTTCGTCCACCCATGGGCGGAGTCCATCGGGGGACGCAGGGGCAAATCAGCTCCTACATCGAAGAGGAGATTCCGTCCAAGGTCATCTACAAGGTCTACGGCCTTGGTGCGCCGCAGGAGTTCAAGACCAAGGAGGAACTCCTGCGAAAGTACAAGCAGGAGGGAATCGCAAACAGCTTCGGCCTCAAGAAGGAGCTGCGTGGCCAGCCCAGACTTGAAAACCTTGCTGGTCCCATGTGGGATGGGCGTGACAAGGACGTTGTGACCGTCCGATACGAGACGTGGGCTTTGAACGACCAGTTATCGAGGTAGATATGCCGACACCTCTCGAAGAAACATGGTGGCATCTCCGGCACGGTAAGCCCAAGGGCGACAAGGGTCCGACTGTAGGTTGGCCTTTCATGGGTCGGGGCCGGGAACACAAGTGGCATCTGGGCGACGCCGAGTACCGCGTCACAGTGGACCGTGACCAAGGTGGCTTCGCGGGCGGCAAGCTCTACTACTTCGCTCCGGGTGCGGGTTCCGGCAAGGAAATCGCCTCGGACGGCCAGCACGCATGGAAGCTCGTCGTGGCCGCCCTCCTTCATGCCGAGAAGCACCACAAAGACCTCGTGGAGGAGCGCAAGAAGACCGACGGGTACTTCAAGGCCCGGTTCGACCGTGAGAAGAAGACCCAGCTCAAGCCAGCGAAGATGAAGCTGGCCGAGCAGTGGGGGCCGGTCATTAAGACCGCAGGCCCTCGTGACAAGGCCCTGCCCCCGGAGCTGGCAGGCAAGAAGCCCAACGTGGACCCCAAAGGGACTGACATGGCCATCTGGCAATGGACCGACGAGAAAGGTCGTTTCATCGCCATCGCTTATCAGGGTCGCTCAGACAAGGCCATCTGGTTCGAGGCTTTCCGGGATGAGCGCAGTCGTCAAGAACGCATCAAGAGAACCATCGGAAACCGGAAGGAGTACCTCAAGGAAAAGAAGGAAAAGGCTGAGTGGCAGCACTCCGTCAAAGCCGGGGACATCTTCGATATGTCATGGGGATACGACCAGACCAACATCGACTTCTTCCAAGTCACCGAAGTCAAGGCGAAGTTCGTTGTCATTCGGGAGCTGGACCAGAAGGTAAAACCCAAGTCTCAAGGCACCATGGACGAAGTGACGCCATTGAAAAACAAATTCGTGGGGCGTCCCATGAAAAAGAAAGTTCTGGTCAGCGGTGGAAGGCCCTACCTGAAGATGACCAGCTACGCAAACGCTTACCCATGGAACGGGCGGCCCCTGCAACAGACCAACCCCATGTACGGTCACTAGGCCCGACTATCATGCAGAGCCGGAATTAGCTCCAACCCCAACCACGCCGCAGCAACCCGCTACGACCCCCGACCGTAAGGCGTCGTCCCCGGACTGCGCTTACTTTCGCAGGTCCAGCGCTTTCTTCCGCAGACCGTCGCAGGTCTTCTTGGTGGCGCTCAGGGCGACACGCACGCGGGTTCCGGCGGCCTTGTTGCCCTTGTCGGCAGCCTCGGCGTCCCTCTTGAGGTCGGTCAAGCCGTCAATCATCTTCGTGAGCTGGGTGAATAGGGATTCGTCCATGGGGTCCTCCTAGAGTAGGTCGCACCACTGCGACTTTCCTATTACCCCATCGAAAGTTTTTTCGACCCCCTCGAAAAAAGAACTTGACAGAACTTGACAGTGACGTTATGTTGCTCCCTAGATTCTGGGAGGACCTAATGACAACCGCAACATTCACCATGGACGAGCTGGTGACGGCCAGCTCGATTTCGGCACGGACCATCCGCTACTACATCTCCTCGGGACTGCTCGCCGGTCCTGTGGGCCAAGGCCGCACGGCCAGTTACACGAAGGAAGGCCATCTGGACGTTCTCAAGGCCATCCAGAACCTCAAGGCTCAGGGAAAGGGCCTCGAAGAAATCCGCCGGATTCTGGAAGACCAGAGGGCGGACTTTCACCGGAGGCTCACCACCCCGGACGGGACGTGGGACCAGTTCGAGCTGGCCGACGACGTGACCGTTCAACTCAAGGTGGGGATGTCCCCACACCGCCGACACCGGGTCACACATGCCCTCGGGACGTTCTCGAAGGCTGTTGAAAATGTAGACGAAGAAGACACAAAGGAGGACAGGAAATGTCGCTGACAACCGTACCCAACTTCGGGGGCAATCCCGGCCAGTGGGTCCACACAATTCTGGATGCCGCCACGCGGCAACCCATCGAGCTGGCCATGCAGCACCTCGACTTGTCCGGGCGAGTCAGTCCGGCGGGTGCGTTGCTGCGGGCCACGCACAGGTTGAAGTGCAAAGGAGACGGGCC